TCAAAATTTTTATGGATGGATTCCATCTTCTTTAACAACACAAATAAACACCGAATTAGATTCAATGGGGTTTCCTAAGTTACCAACAAAAATAACAAATGTTGTATGAAAAAAATAATAAGATTAGCAGAGTCAGATTTAGCAAGAATTGTTAAAAGAGTAATAAAAGAACAAAATGAGCAGTTTTGGTCCGATCATGCCAAAGCATTCCCTCTATCTAAAAGAGATTATACTAAATTTTTTGCTAGTGTTCCTTTTGTAAATAAAGAAGGTAACCAATATTTTACTAGTGGTGGATCAAACATGGAAAAAAATGCAACACAAAAATGGTACATAGGGGCCACTTTATCTGCTAAATTTGATCCTGACAAGAAATATAACACAAAAACACCAATAAATGATAGATTCTATTATAATTTAGAATTGTTTCTTTCTGATTCACCAGGAAAAACAGGAAAAGATTTATCAATAATGGGACCAACTAGTAGTGGACCTAAAACTCCTATGATAAGTCTAATGACATTTTCTTGTTATCAAGTTATGAATGGAAGTTTTTATTATAATTTAAAAGACCAAACAGATACTACAAATATTTTTAGAACAAATTTAGGTCCACAATATAATGGACCACAAATGGTACAAAAAATAAAAAATTCAACAAGTGAAATACCTAATAATTTATTAACACAAATAAACACTGAATTAGAAAAAATAGGATATCCAAAAATATCAGAAAAAATATGAAAACACTTAATGAAAATGTAAACAGGATGTTAAATCTAATGGGATCTAACAAAATCATAACTCATAATTTAATAAATGAACAATCGGCGGCTTGGGAGTCAGTACCAGTACAAGGAGGAAGTTCAGATAGTAAAAAAGTTGTAAATAAAAACTATAACGCATCTTATAGTTTAATTGATCCAAGAAATGGATTACAATTTTATATAAAAAGTTGGGATAATCAACAAAAAGATATAATGATACCTGTATACGTTGGAGCGACTATAGTTATGGTATATGATAAATTAGGGAAAATTTCTAAAACATGGAATGAAAGTAAAAGATTTTTATATTATTTTAATATATTTCTTTCTTATGATAAAGACGCAACTTATAATGAACTTATGAACAGAGGTTTTCCAGGATTATCTTACGGAACATGTAGATTACTTGCAACCAACTCATTTTATATTTCAACAGGGTATAATAGAGAATATCAAAATGCATCAAATTTAATTTATTCTTTAAAAAATAATACTGACACCACAAGAACCATTGAAAATCAAGCCAATATAAATAGAATACAATTTAAATTTAAAGATAACCCTGTGGGTTATTGTCCAGATTTAATAAAATTAATAAACACAGATTTAGATGCTTATGGGTATCCACAATTCCCAAAAACTTTAGATTTATCAGGTAATTTAGTAAAAGTTTAAAACTATGAAAAAAATAATAAGACTAACAGAATCAGATCTTGCAAGAATTGTAAGAAAAGTTATTAAAGAACAGAATGATCAGTTTTGGAACCAACATACAAATAATGGTACAACAGAATCAAGATTAGAAAAAGATTTCCCTTCAGTACCTTTTATACATCCTAAAAATGGATTACAACTACAACAAATGGTAGGTCAAGAATTATATAAATGGAATATTGGTTTTAACATTAGTGCAATTTATAGACCTAAAGTTAAACCAACAAGTGATAGTAGATTTAAATATTTTGTAACTTTTTATTTAACAAAAAATCCTGGAGGAACATTCGATAGTGTAAGAAAAAATGTTAGTGTTGCGGGTAACGCAAATGGTTATATGTTTTTAAGTTTTAATGTTTTTAAATATGGTGGTAAATGGGTATCACAAGCTCAAAAAATGCAAAATGTTAAATATGATCAAATATTATATTGGGGTTCACCTAAAGACCCTAAAAAATCATTTAATCAACCTTTAGGTCAATTGGCAGATAATATTTCTGCAAATAGCATGTGGATACCACAAAGTTTAAGAGATAGTGCAAATACTGAGTTAGAAAAAATGGGATATCCTCCTTTCCCTAAAGGAAATGGAGTTGTTTAATTTAAAAAATATGAAAACAATAAATGAAAATATAAAAAGAATGTTGAACCTTATGGAGGCTCAACATGGAGTTATTTATCCTTTAATTAAAGAACAGAATGAAGACTATTGGAGTAAATTACAAACGGTTGACCCTAAAAGTAAGGCAAAACAAAAAATAATTGATTACCCAATGCAAGAACTAAAGGATCCAAATACAGGATTAACATTGGCATTAAACGATTCTACCGGAGGAAAAAGTGAATTTTTATCTGTTGGGGCAAAATTATGGATGTATTATAACGTTAATGTTGGGTATCAAATTGCCCCAAGCAATAGTATGGGAACATCAAGATTTAACTATTATGCTGAATTCTATATTAACTCTACAGGAGCTTCAAAACCCGCAACAATGGCTGTGGTAAACGCTGCATTATTAAAAAGCGGAAAGTATGCCGTAGTACCATTAACATATATTAATGGTGGATGGACTGCTCAATGGAAATCTATGCCTGTTTATCCGGCAAAAGATTCAAATGACACTAGTTATCTTAAAAAAGTTAATCGAGGTGATCTTTATAATAATTTAGGTAATTTTATAACTTACAGATTACTTCCTGGGTATAAAAATTATACACCATTAAATGATATTGTTACAAAGATGAACACAGAGCTAGATGCTGCAGGATTCCAACAAATATCATATTTATCAAAAGAAGAACCAAAATAAAAACCCCCACTAAAGGGGGGTTTATTTACTTCATATTAACAGTTACATAATCACTAACATAACCTTTACAGTAATCTACAGGTTCATCGTTCATGTAGATATCCCAACACCACCAATAACATACTTTAGGTTGTTTTTTATTAACCGGATTTTTTCTTGTATCAATAACTAAATAACAATCAATCATTTGACCTTCATAGTGAGCATACATTTCATCTCGTTTTTCGATACAAGTGATTGTATATATACTGTCTTTAAATTCTATTTTTTTGATATTTAATGTATCAAAAGGAGAACCATTTTTAAAACGATAGGCCTTTCTTGTTTTTTTGTTTATAACAAACCTCAAGTCCAAAGGCTCATAAAGTTGTTCTACTGGTAATAAACCGGTATTTTTAATCATTAAATGAAGTGAATCTTTACCGTATAGCGCAAATCTACTTCTTTTTGAAAAGGAGACTTCTATTGTGTTTTGAGAAAAAGAGTTAAAACTTAAAACAGTAAGTAAAAAGATCAATAGGGTTTTCATGGGTATTATGTTTAATTATTTATAATACAAATGTACAATTATTTTGAACCCAAACAAAACTTTTTTTTATATATTTTACTATTTATAATAAAATATTTTTTATGAATAAGAGTTATAGTAAAATAAGGCATATACAAGAATCAAATAGAATACTTGAAACAAGGTTAATAGTTGAAAATAATAAATATGATTTACTGAATGAGCAATCGGATGTTTGGGTAAATGTAAAACCTAATGGGACCGATCCTAATTCACCTAAAAACATAACAACAAAAATACCTGCCTCTAATTTTCTTTTTAATGGTAAACAAGTTTATGTTACCTCACAAAATCAAAGGTTATCATTATTAATTGGTGCAACTATTGACGCAAATTACAGAGAAAAATTACAACTTAAAAATTTAACAGACAATGAATCAGCTAGATCAGGTAGATTCGGATGTGTCATTGATATTAATGTAACTATTCCTGGAGCACAAGGAGCTTTTACCGCATTACAAATTTTTATAACACAAAGAAAAAGCGGAAAGTTTCAAACTTATTTAAAAGGCGATTTTTGGACAAGTAATGAAACATGGAAAAAGGCTTATCCTATAGGACTTTATGTTTTAGATGATTCAAAGAAGGTAGAGATGCCATCACAATTAAATAATAACGTTATAGGTAAAAATTTATCAAGTAATTTATCTGGATATTTAGGTGAAACATTTACAAAAATAAATACTGAATTAGATAGATTAGGTTTTCCTCAAATACCTTCTGATATTTCTAAACCAATTATGTCTTAAATAAAAAAATAATTCAAGTTTATATATTTTCTTTATTATTTTACCGACTATATATTAGATATGAACAATGATCAAAAAGCACAAAAGTATACTCAACTTATGTATGAATATACAAGAACACAAAACAAGATTTCATCAATAAAAGGTGAGTCTTTAGAATTAAATGAAAGACAGATTAGGGAAATTAAAGATCTTGAAAACAAGTTAAGACTTATAATGGATACCGCTTCTAGATTGTAATTTATTATACCCTCATTAAAATGGGGGTTTTTTATTTAATATAATATTTATTTAAATATGATACACTCTAAATTTGAAAGGTTATCAGACGAAGCACTAATTCGTTATCTTAAATACGCAAAAAAATTATTTGATCAAGTTGACCATATTTGGATGCGTAATATCGAAGGATTCTACCAATTTTTTTCTGGACGTAGGGATAGTTATGAATCAATAAGAAAACAATTAATGTCACCTTTAGGTAAAGAATTTGATAGATTAGACATAGAATATCTTTATTATTTGTTAGATAATAGTGATCTTGAGACAAATTCTTTAAGAAGACCTAAATTAGTAGAAAAAAGTATTGAATTTATTACCGAAGAAAAAGTAACAGTAAAAACAACAAGATATTCCACATTAGAAACATTTATACCACAAGATTTAAATAGTGGGTATTTATGGGATCTTAGGAGTGATGGAGAAATTGAACCTTATGATTGGAAAGAAACAAATAGAGAAGAAACTGACTGGGATCAGATTGATGATTGGTTTGATTTATAATTTTTTTAATTTAGACTGTATTTATTCATTTTTTGTTTATATATATTATTAAAATAAATCTTATAAAAAAAATTAAATTATGAAAAAATTAGTATTATTTGGTCTTTCGATTTTGACCACAATTTCTCTAATGACTTCTTGTGGTGAAAAGACGGCAACTGAAAATGCTACTTGCGATGCCACTTGTGAAGCGACATGTAACGCAACTAAAAACGTTGACTCAACTAACAATGTTGCAGACACAATTAAAAAATAATTAATCAAAAATTATTATTTTTAAAGCCTCACAACTAATGTGGGGCTTTTTTATATTTATTTAATATGTCAGAAAAAATACCTCCAATATTATTACGTAGATATGATGGTCATAAAATTGAAAAGACAATGAAGACTATTGCAACTCAAGTTTATTTTGGTACCGATAATAAAAAAGAATTTAAAGAAGAACTTGCATTAAAAACGGTTGCAAATTACCTTTGGACAAAATATGATATTGATGTAACTGAATTACAAGATGATGAGTTAAATTCTATGTCAGAACATATTCTTAGTGTATTTGAACCTTTAATGAACCTCTACTATTCAAGTGCCAAAAAAAATTACCCAAAATAATTATAAAGTTATTTCATATATTTATTTATATGAAAATTCTTCTAAAAGAAAACCAACTTAACGATCTAAGAAAAACTTTGTCAATTTCTATTGAGGAAAATGGTTTGTACGAAACCTTAAGAAGATATAATTTAAATTTAAAAGCTTTGTCTTTTATATTCAAAGGAGAAGAATTACCTGAAATAACTTGCGATGATTTGTATGGTATAATTTATCATCATGAAAATTTTAGAAGAGATTTGAATAATAATGTTAAAACATATAAAAATTATAGGTTTAATTTTGGTTTTGATGAAATGGGAGGTTCTTTGTTTTTTAGCTGTAAAGAATTAGGAAATCCTTATTATGAAGACTCTTTAACTGGGTACGCAACTCCATATTGGGATGGTAATTGCTACTTACCTATAGATTTTGATTATTATATTTGGACCGATAGTTTTGGGGATCAAAATGATGAAGAAATAAGTGGAGAATATTATTATAGTGAAGAAGTACCAACACAATTTGATAGTTTTAATGAAATATATAAATGGATAAATAATGATTATCTAAAAATACTGGCCGAAAAATGTGAGGAAGTATTTAACTATGTTAGGGGAGTATGAAAATAATAATAACAGAAGAACAATATCACACATTACAAAAAAAATTCCTAAATGAAACTGAGGAACTTAACCAGTATGGATTAACTGACAGTGAAATGCGTGAAGTTGAGAAGGTTGCAGAAGAAGAAACTAAGGATAGTCTTGAAAGATTAAAGTCCAATATAAAAGAATTAGAAGAAGAAGTTTATAAACTTTTAAATTACGATTATTCTAAAATTGGTGATGAAAGAGTTAGGGAATATATAATTAAAGACTTTGTTGAACCAAAGAAAAAAGAACTAGAGAGACTAAAAAATAGCCTTGAGAATTTCAATTTTGAGGAGTGGAAAAAAAGATCTATGGAATGGCACTTATATAGTGCGGGAGGTGCTGGTTATTCTTTTAGATATAATAGATATAAAGAACAGGCATTAAACAGATCTTTAGGTAAAGAAGACATTATTAATTTATTTGTAACCGCATTAGAAGGGGGATCTAACTACTGGTATTATATGGATTTACCTGACAACATAAAAAGTTATGGTCAATCAATTTCTGAAGCTGTGGGTGAATACATTCTACAGGGAGGTAAAATATATTTTTACGATGATGAATTAAGATCTGAAATAATGTATAACCTAAAAAAAGGAGAATATACAATAGAAGGAGATATAATAGATCAAAAAAGATTTAATGAAGACATAGAAGAAACGTATTTAGGTTTTGTTACTATGGACAAAATATTAGAAGCAATAACAATAATAAAAAAAGAATATCCTCACATTTGGGAAAATATATTACTTGAGCAAGAAGACGCTGGAGATGCTGATGTATTTTTACAACTTTGTGTAATGGGTGAAGTAGTTTTTGGGTAATGAGAATAATAATCACAGAAAATCAATATAGACTTTTGGAAAATAAAACCAAATATGATTTTGGATTTGATTTGTTTAAAGATATGGTATATGAAAGATATCCATTTATTAAAAAAATAGTTATTGATGGTTATAAAGCTTCTGGATCTGAAAATAAAGGATTTCATATAATATCCTTAACGTTATATATAAATTATAAAGAAATGTATAATTTTAAAATTGCGGATGATTATGATGATAATCCTTTTGATGGTCTCAGTGATACAGGTCTTGGTGACGTATTAGAAGATAGTATAGGTTTAATATACGATAGAGTGCCTAAGAATGTTAGATATAATTATCCAAAAAACCATGATACATGGCCAGGGGAGGCTGCAGGTATTAATATAAAAGATATTATTGGGGTTTAATTATATTTATATTATATGAATTCAGATAATAAATTAAATAAAGAATCAAGATCATTTTTATTACGAAGATATGAATATCTAAGACAATTAGTTGATAGAGAAAAGGTAGATCAAGAACCTTGTTATTATAAAGAAAAATACGGTGACTTTGATGGGTTTAGGTTTTATTATGACACTGTTATAGAGTCAGTAATTGAATTTATTTTTTATAGTTTACCTGATTTTGATAATATGGAAGAAGTTGATGAAATAAGATTGGTTAGTAGTCTTAAAATGGCGGCGGATGAGATGTTCTTTAATGAAGTAGAGGAATACTACTTTAATAATGATTGCGGTGAATACCACCAAAATTTAAATACAATATATGAGTCAAAATCTAAAGGAGAATTAAAAAGATTAAGAAGAATACAAGAAGTAAGAGATATAATTGAATTCCAAACAGAAATACAAGACCCTCATAATTTTGATGACGGGGAAGAATATGCCGATTTTTGTATTGGGGAAGGTTTAAGTTTTTTCTACGGAGATGAAGGATATGAAAGAGAAGACGACATATTTAAAGATGAAGACGAAGACCACCTTAGAGATGAGATTAGCTCCATGATGTATGAAGAGTTTTTTGATTATTTAGTTGGTCTTTGGAATGATTCAATGTCACAAGAAATTGAATGGTAATATATGAAAAATAATGTATCCTTTTTAAGAAGATCGGTTATTATTAAAGAATTAATAGATATGTCTTTTGATGTATTAAGAGATGATGTATGTGATTATGTATTTTCTGAGTTTCTTGCGGAGGTTTGTTGGCAAGTTTCAGATAAGATGGAACTTCTATATTTGGATCCTCAAATAGTTGGGTCAATAGATACTGTACATAGATGGGTTAGAAGTAATTTTAATGATTATATAAGAAATAATTTTGATAAATTATTAGAAGAAGAAAGATGTGATGAAGGATTTGATGATGCGGATGAGGACTATTTATCAGGATTAATGTTTGGTGTGGATAATAATTAATAGTATGAAAAAAAAGTTTAAATATTTAATGGAGTTTTTAAAACAATTTGGTTTTGATAAAATAACTCAAAGTTATATATGTTACGACTCAGGTTTGGATTGGGGTTTAGGTGAAATGTTTTGTAGTAAAGATGGGGATGAATCAATGTCTAAAACTATAAAAACACCTACAATAATTAGAGATCTTTTAGAAACTTTTTTTGATCATTATATGGAAGAAATTGATGATATTGTAAATGAGGTAAATAATGGAGAATGGAATAGATATGATGTTGAAGTTGTAATTTACCCAAAACAAAATAAATTAATATATTCGTATTCTTCTGTTTATTATTTTGATCAACAGAGCGAATCTTCTGAATATGAGTTTGACGATGAGGATGAAGATGATGATATACGTGTTAAATGTACTGAATTTTTAAATAGTATTGGAAATCCAGATGATGTAACAATAACATATGATGGTTCTGGTGATAGTGGTTATATAGAAAGTTATGGAAATACCTCATCAGGACAAAGAGTGGATTTACCTGCCGATATTGAGGATATTTGTTATAGAGAATTAGGTAGTAATTTTGGTGGATGGGAGATTAATGAAGGATCTAATGGTGAAATTATAATAACTAATAATTCCTTATCAATTCATCATACTTGGAATGTTGAGACAAATGAAGATATTTCGTTAGATATTATAGTAACTGAAGAAACAATAGAGTAATTTTTAATTAAAAAAGATATTTTAAAATGTTTGAGTATTTATATAAAAACGTTTTTTATGAAAAAATTAATAATTTCTGAAGAGGAAAAAAAACACATTTTAAGATCTCACGGTATAAATGAATCATTACCTGATTTAGATGCATTTCCAATAGATGGGGGTAGATATAATATAGGTTGGGATCAAAAATGGGATGATTGGAGTAACCCAAGAGGTACTGCAAATACAGATTTCTCAAGACAACCAACATACGCCGGTGCTGGAGGACATTTAAATGGACATATTGGTGTTGATATTTTTGGACCTAGAGGAACCGCAATACTAGCTCCTGTAGATGGAAAAGTTAAATTTGGTGGTAATGGATTAACCGTTATTGTAGAAGATCCTGAAACAGGATTTTCACATTGGTTAGGACATTTAGATTCTATTACAGTTAAAGAAGGTGATTTTGTATTTGCCGGACAACAGGTTGGTACTTTAGGTGATTCAGGAAACGCTAAAGGAACCGCACCACATTTACATTATAACATTTATAAAACAAGTGGTGGTTTTTACTCAGGTGAAGACCCTTTAGATATATTAAAAGGTGCTATAGATAAAAAACCAAAAAAACCTTCTGATTTAGAATATGAAGACCTTGGTAGTAAATTTAAAAATTACTTTAAAAAGTTTTTTAGCCCTGAAGAAAAAACAGAAGAAGGTGACATTAAGGCTGAAGATGAAGTTGATTTGTGGGATAAAATGAAAAAGGTTGGAAGTGTATTTTTCGATAAAATAAAAAATATTTTTGATTAAGATGGGAGAGATAAAACTAACAGAAAGTGAATTAATAAGAGTTATAAGAAGAATTATTAATGAAAATGATGATTTTGTGACCGGAATATCAGCATCAGAAAAAACTGAACTAATAGACGACGTTATTAATAGATTAAATGAATTTGGTAATCCATACAAAATAGAATTAAATAGGTTAAATCATAAGTATAATCCTCAGAAAATAAAAAGAGTCCAAAGACCAAGATCATTAGATGATCTTGATTTACCAAAAGGATTAAAAATAGGTAAATCAACTTTTCCAGAATATTAGTTATGAAAAAAATATCAAATAACGAAAAAAGAAGAATACTTAGAATGTATAACTCTATTGAGTTTTCATTAAATGAGCAGGACAGTCAAATACCATATAATAGAACTATTATGGATTCTCCTGATTTGAATGATGGGTCTGAAGAACATAAAAATATTGTTACTACCACAACAACAGAAAATCAGGAAAACTTAGATCAAAATGAATCTAATAATGTTGAACCACAAATAGTTGAATTATCTAAAAATTATTTAGGTATTCCATATGTGTATGGATCACAAGGACCTAAATCTTTTGATTGTAGTGGATTTATTAGATTTTTATTAACTCAGGTTGGGATCTTATCAAGCGTAAGTGACCAAACTATACCAAGAACAGCATCAGGTATTTATAATTCACCTAAAGTTACTAAACTTACTATAAATGATATAAAACCTGGAGATTTAGTATTTTTTAAAGATGGTGGGAAAATAAGCCATATTGGTTTAGTTTCAAACGTAGGAAAAAACGAAAAAGGAGAAAAAATTTTTCATATGGTACACGCATCTTCATCGTCAGGCATACAAGATACAGAAAAAACAAATTATACAAAAAATGGAGTTAATAAAAGCTCTTATTGGGGAAATAAAATAGCAGGATACGGTAGATTATCATAATGAATAAAAGAATTATTAAAAATATTTTAAAAAAATATGTAATAAACGAATCATTAATTTATAATGATACATCTTTTATTGATGAAACTAATGAAATAAAAAAATTAAACAAAGATGACTCTAAATTAGAAAGTAAATTAGATAAAATTTGGAACTCCATTGAAATAAAGATAAAAAAATCAGGTGGAGATATGTCTAAATTTAAATCAGATGTTAATGATAAAATAAAATATTTAGTAGATAAGTTAAGTAAAAAGGGAAAAAATCCTTCTGTATGGATTAGAAGAAAAATAATTTGTGACTTATGGGTGTAGCGGAAAACATAAATATTGATAACTTATATAATGACACATTAAAAAGAATATCTTTATTATATTCGGAACTAAAAAGTGCAAAAGAAATAATAAACGAATATTTTCGTAGATTAAATCTTGATGTATATAACAGTATGGATGGTAAAGTTAGAAAAGATGTTTTAAAATTAATTGAGGGTTCTAAATCTGGTATATTAAATTTAAAAAATGAAATAATGAATTATTTAAAAAATAATAAATCATTGGTTAATAAATATTCTTTTGAGAGTACATATTCATATATTAAAAAAATAGATTCTGTTAAATTAAATTACACTAAAAATTATTTATCATCAATTAACAAAATTATAGTTAGATTAACTAACTTAAAAATGGCAGATAAGAATAAATTTAAAAAATTAATAAATAAATTTTATTTTGTTTGTAACAATTACATTAAAATAATTTTTGATAGTAAAAAATCTGAATTTATTATGAATTGGTTATTAAGTAACATAAATCCCCAAAATTAATCGGGGATTATTAATTAATTCACCTCCAAAACCTCTAAATCAAAGATCAATTTTTTACCGGCTAAAGGATGGTTACCGTCTAATTTAACATTAGTTTCGTTAACTTCTAAAACTCTAAAATTAATTGGTCCCATAGGGGTATTTGCTTGTAACATACCACCAACCACAACACCTTCAGGTACCTGTTCTTTTGGTACGTCTTGAACCATTGCTTCATTGTATTGACCGTAGGCCATATCTACATCAATCTCAACAGTTTTTTTATCACCAACTTCCATATCAATCAGACCTTCTTCAAAACCCTTAATAAGTTGTCCTTGACCTAAAGTTGCGGTTAATGGTGTTCTACCTTCATTTAATGAAGAATCAAAAACAGACCCATCTTCTAATTTACCCGTGTAATTAACAGTCACGGTGCTGTTGTTTGTTATTTTTCCCATAATTTATTTTTTTAAAAAATAATAATTTTATTTTAGAATGTAAAATCAAAAGAAAATAAAAAGTACTAATAAAATTAAACTTATAATAATTCTTACAATAAAAGTCCATAAAAATATACCCAATAGTTTAAATAATATATCTTTTTTCTTAAATTTTAATAAATCTAAAATAAAAAATTTTATAGTTGGCCAATAAGATTTTACAAAGTTAAACATAAAATAATTATAAAATATTTTTTTTTATAAATCAATATATTTATATACAGTATGGAAAAATATATTAACGAAGAATTAAATTATATAAAATATCTTTTTGATTATAAAAAAGGTGTTGTTATTTCTGAACAAGAAACTACAACAACATCTACAACTATTGCACCTCAAACAAATACTGTAATACCCGCAACCACAGAACCCGTTAATGCACCTCAAACAAATACTGTAATACCCGCAACCACAGAACCCGTTAAACCATCCGAAAAAGAAACCGACCCAAAAAAAATAATAGAAACTATTACTAATGACATTTGTACTCAAAATAATGATAAATGTAGACCTTGTGGGGAAATGTTAAAAAATTTAGAGGTTGGTCGTTTAAAAGAATCGGTTATTGAAAAATGTTTGAGTTGTAAATCAAAAACAGGTAAGGAGTATTTAGAATGTGATAAAATAAAAGGTCAATTATTGGCATTATCGGTTAAAGCAACAACAGAAAAGAAAACAATTTCAGGTCAAGCTTCTATTTGGGTAATGTTAGGTAGTAGCCTTTTATCTTTAGGTAAAGAAATAAAAAGTCTATTCCAAAAAGAAAGAGAATTTTAATTATTAAATTTTATTTTTTATAATTACTATTTTACCATCCTCAGATTTTTCAATAATAACACCAACAACCATAGTCACATATATAATATTATTAAATATTTTAACATCTATAGCAACAACATTGTACCCAAAATTACTTAAAATTTTATTGTGTTCTGAAGATTCTTTTAAATCTAAAAATAAATTTTTTGCTAAATATTCATTGGTCCTTTTATTTTTAATATATAAATTTAAAAATTCACCAACTATTACCTCACCATAAGGACTAAAATCTTTATTTGTATTGTAATATTTAATTCTATTGGCAAAATTAGAAATCAAAGTATCAGATCCGACGTATGTAAATCCTTTATCTGACTGAAACTCTCCATGAGAACAGAAAAAATAATTAGGTTTAACCATATTTGTCATATATTCATTATGATGTTTACATGCGATACTCGCATTTTCATTGACAATAACATCAGGTACGGAAGGATATAGACCTTTTCTAAAAGAATCCAACTCAACCAAAAAATATTTTTTTATACTATCTTCATTAAAATGACTACTTTGTGAGTTAGAAAAAAATGAAATAAATATAAAAAAAAATAGTTTTACAGTTCTCATAATTACAAATATAAGAAATTTTATTAAATTAGTGATATTTATTTTAAAAAAAGTTTTATGTCAAATATAAATGAAGAATTAAACTATATGAAATACCTTTTTGGTTATAAAAAAGGCGTTGTAATTTCAGAACAAAAAATAATAAAAGAAGATGAGTTTGACGATGTTGATGATGCAACAGAAACAGATGACTATGATGTTACTACAGATCAAACAACAGACCCAAAAACAAAAACTGTAAAAGGAACTATTGGTGCAAAATTAGGAGGACAAAAATTTAATTATCAAGGAGTTCAAAGAACTCCATTAGAGCTAGGTATTGGTTTTGAATATTCAAGAGAATTAAATAAAGAACTTAACACTTCTGGCGACATTTTAGAAAAAATGAATGCGGAAATTGGTGATAAAGATTATAAAGCATTACCAAGTGATGTAAAACTTAATTTAGCTAATGGGTTTTTTGATGCATTACAAGTATTAATTCAAAAACAAGATTATAGTGTTGGTAATCTTAGAATGGATAAAAAATATCTAAGAAAAGTAAGAAGATTCTTTAAAAAATCACAAAGGTGGGCTTTTAGTGTAAGTGATGTTGATCAATCAACTGACGGAAAAGATTATGGTACAATAAAATTGTCAGTACCAAATACTGGGGATATTTCTGTATTGGAAGAGATAGAAACGTCATTAAATGAAGGTTTACAAATTGTAAACGATAATAATAGTAAATGGGAGACAATAGTAGGTATACAAGGAAGTTTATTTAAATGGACAAAAAAGGAGCCAACTGAATACGAGATAATACCACAATCAAAAAATAAAATGAGTACTATGTTTTCTCATATTTCTGTACCTATAGACGCTAAAGAAACAAAACCAGAATCAACAGGATTTAGATCTGTTAGTTCCGAAGTTGTAATAGACAAAATTCCTTTAAATTATCAACCAGGTAAAGACGACCCATCATCGTCATTACCTGGAGTTATGAAAACATTATATGATAAGATATACGCAACAAGCGTTACTTTTGATACGGACTCAGGAACTAAAAAAACAATGACAATAAAAGAAATGATTGATTGTGGTGAACAAAGATGTAACGAAAGTTTTGATATTAGTATTTCAGACATCTCTTCTATTTCATCTGCAAGTAATACTTGGGACGCGGGAGAAGTTTTAGATTTTACACACAATAATGATGAAACAAAAGTTAAAGAAATAACAGATTTAAGTTCTTTAGGTAATAATTTTAAAAATTTTAAATTAGCAAAAAGTAGAGGTAATAAATTAGTACAGGCGGTTTTAGGTGAGTTTGAAAAAAATACCGCAATAGGTCTAATTAAAAGTTTTGATTATGCTAATGACATACAAATGGAATATAGAATTACAGATACAGGAGGAAAAACAGATCAAGATACCACTAAAGATAAATCAAAATACCCAAATCCAGGACAATATGCTAAATTTACAATAGGTTTATCTATTCAGATCTATGAAAAAGTTAAAAACCCCGCTGTAAATTTATTAAAAGGTCAAATAGAACAAAAAGTAATAAGTTTAGGGTTTGTTGGTAAAAAAGATTCTAACTTTAAAATAAATTTTGAGTATACACCTCCTAGAGTTAATAAATCTGTTTATCTAAAAAGAGGATTATTTAAAAACTATAACTCACCCATGTCTCAGTGGAAACAAAATCTTAGATATAATAGGCAACAAAGACTATGGGGTAGTAAGGATAGAAGAAGAATATTTGGTAACTATAGAACATAACTTATGTTTAAATTTTTAAAATTCCTCTTAATTACCTTAATGGATAAATATGGGTCATTTATGTGGATAGGAACTCATTTATCTATGACTCAAACAGATTGGCATTATTTACTTGAAACTTTTTTATGTGTTATAGTTAACTTTTTAGTAATTTTTTCCTTATATTTGCAATACAAAGAAAAGGAAAATGAAAAACTACAAAAAACTAATAATACCTGAAGATTCTGCATGGAATAGAAAAACTATCTCTGCTCGTATTTGGAGAAATCTACACTGGAGAATAAGATATTTTATCGGTGGATGTAAAAATATCCTAAGATGGATACCAACACTATATAAAGATAAAGATTGGGATGATTGGTACATATTAACAATCCTTCAGAAAAAAATAGAGTTTCAGAGAGAAGAAATCATCTACGCAAATCGTCATATGCAAGTTGATCGCGATAATCGTGATATGACCATTGTTTTAAACCTAATAGAAAGAGTAAAAGAAGATTATTACGGCACTGAGTATCTTGATTACTCTGAAACTAAATTCAGATTTGAACCTATTGAGGGTGATAATGATCGATACACATTAGAACAAGATTTAATTTCAGAAAATTACGATGAATACTTAAGAAAGTACCCATTAAGTGTTCGTGAAGTACTGAAAAAGAACTCAGGTTTAGATAAAAAAGATTTATGTTTTTATGTTGCAAAACATAATGAAAAAAAGGCACATGATTTATTGTTTAAAATTTTAAAAGAAAGAATGAGATGGTGGTGGGATTAAAAGTATATAAAGTAAAAGATAAAGAAAATTATGAAAAATTAAGAACCGCTTTAAGTGGTTGGTGTTTTTTCAGAAATGAAAATGAAAAGTATTTTATTAAAGCTCCTTTAAATAAAACAATAAAAGGATTACTTGAGTTAGGTATTATTCTTGAACAAGATCAAATGAAGACTGAATAATAATATCTTTTTTGTGTCCCACAACACCCCAACCCATTTTAACAAATGAAATTAAACTAGTTGGGTATAAAACGTCAAAGTCATCTAACTCTTTTACGTAAAGAGTTGTGTTAATTAAATATGAGTCTTTACTCCTAACATAAGTTAGATTGTTAATCGAAATATGACTATTTTTACCAAAAATATTTTCTATTTCTTCTTTTAGTTGAGTATCTAAAAAAAGTTGTAGTATTTTTTTTCTATTCATATGTTAAATGATAAGTACAAAATGCTCATTTGACAAGGTTTTGTTGATTATATAATGTTTAATATCGATATTTATGTTATATGAAATTTCTTTTAAAAACATTATTAATTTATTTTATTTTAATAACAAACCTTGGTTATGGACAATACTGTCCTTACTTGGGGCCTGATCAATTATTACCTTGTGGGATCGGATCAACCACCTTAACCGCAGATTTATCCCAATGTGGGGCGGGATTAAACCCAAATCAAACAACCAATTATGGAGTAACAAACGTTCCCTATTCTCCTGATTCCTACACAAACGGAACTCAAGTTATTTTAGGTGACGATGCTATATCAGGATCAATCCCTATTGGATTTAATTTTTGTTTTTTTGGTCAAACATACAACACTTTTTATATTGCATCAAACAATTGGGTCGGGTTTTCTGCTGGTCAAAACTCAACTTGGGTAACCACCCCAATACCTAATGGTACGGGATCAGCACCTATGAATTGTATTATGGGTCCTTGGCAAGATATAAACCCTGGTCTTGGTGGTACAATAAAATATGCGGTTTATGGGACTGCTCCGTGTAGAAGATTGGTAATATCTTATTATCAGGTACCTATGTTCTCTTGTACTAACCAATTATACAGTAGTCAAATTAAAATTTATGAAACAACAAACGTAATTGAGACACATATTCTAAATAAACCTATTTGTGGTACTTGGAATTCGGGAAATGCGGTTCATGGAGTACACAATTCAACAGGAACACAGGCGATTTTGGTACAACCACCAGTGTCTACATCAATTAGAAATAATAATCAATGGTCAACACAAAATGAAGGGGTTAGATTTACCCCATCAGGTCCTGTTGTAACACCAACATTAACTTGGTATCAGGTAGGTAACCCAAACCCAATTGGTACTGGACCAACAATTACTGTTACACCACCACCACAAGGGGCTAATTACACTTGTAGATTTGTATATCCTTCTTGCAATGCCGGATGGGCAACATGTAATGCTAACGGAGGATTAGGACCTGACACCGTATTTGTACAACCAGGACCTCCAAATTTACCACAACCAATAATTAATTTTACAAACCCAACCTGTAATACATATTGTGATGGAACTATCGATATAATACCACAGGGAGGAAATGGTATACAGACAATATCATGGAATGGATCACAACCACCTCAATTTAATCAATCAGGATTATGTTCAGGGCCATATTCATTTACAATTATAGACGCGGCAGGGTGTACCGTTTCATCTATAGTTAATTTAATAGACCCACCATCATTAACCATAGACCCAATTATAGGATCTGACACTATTTGTTTTAATTCATCAACAAATTCTTTTAATATCTCAAGTATTACCCCCAATTTAAACTATGTTTGGTCGGTAACAAACGGTATTATAACATCAGGACAAGGAAATAATCAAATAAATTTAGATGTTAATGGGGTTTTAGGTGGATTATACCCAAATATGGTATCAGTATATGGTCAAAACGTTAATGGATGTGTGAGTCAAACTGAAAATTTCTCTGTTGAGGTACTAAATATACTTCCGATCATCTCACCTATGGGTCCATATTGTGAATATGACAATTGTGTTAACTTAAATGCAACACCATCAGGAGGTTTGTTCTTAGGAAACAACGTTTGGGGTAATCAATACTGTCCTGACAATGGTTATATTGGTTCTGATAACGTTACCTATAGTTATTACCAATCTGGGTGTATGTTTAATACGAATATTAACGTTATTGTTAACCCAAGACCAATACTTAACGATATAAACCCATCAAATAGTTATTTTGAACTATGTGAGGGTGACAGTATAGGTGTTATTTACTCAACATCATCAACATTATCAGGAATATATGAATGGATTGTTATGGGGGACACTTTTGAGGTTGATAATCTTTATTATAGTTGGGATGAATTTGGTATTTTTACTATTAATGTCACTCAAACGGCAAATGGTTGTCAATCTTTACCACAACAAACAACAATAACTCTCGATGAGTGTCCACAAGAGCTAATTTTCATCCCAAATACGTTTACACCTAATGGAGATGAGTTTAATACCCTTTGGGGTCCTATTTTTACGTCAGGATATGATGATTATGGGTTTGAATTGTTAGTTTTTAACCGTTGGGGTAACATTATATGGGAATCTAAGGATCCTGCGGGTAAATGGGACGGTACTTTTAATAATAAACTTTGTCCAGACGGTATTTATACGTGGAAAATCGTATTTAGCGTTAAAAATACCGACGAAAAGAAGGAAATACATGGTTTTATAACATTAATTAGGTAAAAATTTGACTTTTTAATAAAAAAAGACTAAGTTTTTGGTATAAAATTAAAAAATATGTTATTAACAGTAGTATTAATCATTTTTACAGTTGTTTTGGTGTCAATTGCGGTCGGAATGGTGTTTTGGTGGAGAAAATTTGGTAAATCTTTCTTCGAAATGGCTAAAAATCTATCAAAAATGAACCAAAACATGTTAAAAAACCCAAAAACGGGTAGTTTTGGTGGAATTACCAATGATTTTGACCAACAATTAAAGGCAATTCAGGACTTTTTAAAGAAAAAGTAGTGTTTTTACTTAAAAAAATCAAAAATTAACCTAAAAAACCCCTTTTTTAAGTAAAATTAAGGGGTTTTTTATCGTAAAAAAGGACTTATTTTACCTTTTTTTGACGTATTTCTACCTCATATGGACCTGTATTTGACTTAAAATTGTCATATTTCCATATCATAATACAATCATCATGTTCTATGGTTCTTTCATATTTCTTATGTTCAAGAACCTTTTTTATCTTTTTCTCACTCATATAATACAAATATAAAGGTTTTTTTAATAAAAAACCCCATTTTACTGGGGTTAGTCAAAAAATAGTTAAAATAAAATAAAAATTTACTCAGATGGGGTCTCTTCGTTTTCTGATCCGTGTTTTTTATTGATAAATTTATCAACAGATCCTATCGCGAAAGAACCAAGTACCAAAATTAAAAAAGAATTAAATATAAATTCATTTATAACTAATGGCATACCCATAAAACCTGTTACGATGTCAGCACCTGCAAATAAACACATCATAACAAAAGCGATAAAACCAACAACTGATTTTTCATTGATTGAGTTATTATCACAAAATAACTGATTAAAAAAGTTTTTCATAATTTTTGTTTTTTTTTATAAATATCAATTTTTTTAACAAAAACTATTTACTTTATATTTTTTTTATTAAATAAAAAAGGGACAGTAGCGAATTGTCCCTTTACTTGTTACCGTTAACGGTAACGATCCTAAGTAAAACTTTTATTGTCCTTTAACTAAATTAATACATTGTTTAAGATATTCTTTTGCTCTTGGAGATGGGGTATATTCATCCTCTCTTGTTTGTAGATTTAAAACTCTTTCTATATCTTTAACAAGTTCTGTACCATGTTCATTTTCTTTATATAACTCAATTATTTTATCCATAGCTTTATGACACTCTCCGGTAGTCTCATCATGATAATTTTTATTTCTAAATCTGTTCAGATTATTCATCATTTCATAAGCCAAATGAGAACCACCATCTTTAACATCTTTAAATAGTCTAATGTTATTTAATATACCTAATGTATCAACCATTGAGTTTACTCCTGATTGTCTTTTTGATATACCTGGTGAATATCTACCATATTCTTCCGCTCTACCAACTATTTCATCTAAAGGAATAACATTTTCACGTACACATCTTGGTTTTACCTCTTCTTTTTTTCTTTTTGTTTCTGAATCTTCCTCTTTTAAAATTCTATTGGCGATTCTTCTAATATCTGATTCTGAAATTCTATGCATTCTCATAATAATATTTTTTACATAAATATATCGAAATTTGTGAATTTACACATATTTATATGAATAAAATATTTAATATGATAAATGAGTCGACAATAAAAAGATTATTACATAAAATAATAAAGGAAGAATTTTTTAATATTTTATATGAGGACATATACGGATCTGTTGAGGAAGTTAATATATTACATGAAGCACAATATCAAGGTAGAAATGTCCAACTTGGTAAAATTATGCAAGGAGACATAAAAAAATTTAAAGTTTATGTTAAAAACGATAAAGGTAAGGTAGTTAAAGTTAATTTTGGTTTTGGTGGTAAATCGGCAAAAGGTAAAAGAATGGTTATAAAAAAGAATAACCCCGAAAGAAGAAGATCATTTAGAGCCAGACATAATTGTGATAACCCAGGACCAAGATGGAAACCAAGATATTGGGCTTGTAGAACTTGGTAATTACTTTACCACATATTTCACATTATATAAACATTCTATAGTATTTGGATTTCCCCCAGCGTATGATATTGCACTTTGTAAGGACTCTTCAAGGTCAATTAATTTATCAAAAATAGATATCTCTTTATATGGTACAAGTTTTCTAATACCCTCAATTCTATTTGTTTTTCCTGATTGTGAAGAAGACGCACTACCCCAAAATTCTTTATACCAATGACCATCTGAATCATTTTTAATTTTTTCACCAGGAGATTCATTGTAACCTGCTAGCATTCCTCCAATCATAACCATAGAAGACCCAAGTACTAAACTTTTAACAATATCACAATGTTCCTTTATTGATCCATCGGCAACAATTGGTTTTTTTGCAATTTTTACACATTCCTCAATCATTGATGCCTGCCAACCACGATTACCAAATCCTGTTGAGTGGTATGTAGTACAGGCGGATCCTCCACCAATACCACATTTTACTGAATCACAACCCCATAACTCAAGATCTGTAACTGCTTGTGGTGTACAAACATTACCACCAATTAAAAAAACATTTGGCATTTTATCTTTAATATATTTAACCATGTTCATCATTTTAATTGAATGTCCGTGTGCTATATCAACAGTAATGAAATGTGGAATTAAATCTTTTAAAACCAATTCATCTATTAATTCATAAGAGTCTTTATTTACACCAACAGAAATGGATGCAATTAAATTATGGTCTTTCATATCTTTAACAAATGAAACCTCATCAATATTGAATCTATGTAATATGTAAAAATATCCTTTTTTGGATAACTCTTTTGCCAAATTAACGTCAATAATACTTTCCATATTTGCAGGTACTATTGGTAATTTAAATCTATACCCACCAAATACACAGGTTGCGTTACATTCAGATCTAGACTCAACTAAACTAAAATTTGGTAATAATGTAATATCATCAAAATCAAAAGTTTTATTCATTATCAGTATAATTTTCTATTAATTTATTTATTCTATTTTTTCCTTTTTCACCAATTGGTATTGGGTTTCCTTCTTCATCAATGTGGACAAATTTAATATGTGTTTTTAATACTAAAACTTGCCTTCCTGTGTAAACATTGTGTGCTCTTGCTTCCATATATAAAGTTACAGAAGTATGACCAACATCTGATGGTTTTGCATATATTTTAAGTAACTGACTTTCTCTTGCCGGTTTTTCAAAATTACATTTATCTATTGATACTGTTACCATTCTTGGGGTATCACAAAGTTGCATTGCATAACCAGCCGCGGAGGCATCAATCCAAGCTAAAAGTTTTCCACCAAAAAGATTACCATGAAAACCTAAATCTGATTTTTTTATTGGGTGAGTATTTATTAATTCCATTAACTTTTATTTTTTAAAAAAATACATATTATTTAAATTACAATCAACATTAATATTTATTAATATGGAACATAAAGATCTAATAACAGAAGATGGAAGAAGAAGACAAGTTATAAGAAAAATTGTTAAAGACATTATAACTGTTTTTAAGATGGAAAATGAAGGTGAGTTTTATTTACCAAACTACGTTGAAGACGATGAGGATTTTTATAATTTTACAAATTTTGAACATAATATAATCGTTGAGTTAGTTATTAACCAAAATTCTGAGGTTGGTGACTTTTATGTGGACGGCAATTTTTGGGGTAGTGATGATATAATAGAAATAATAATAGATTATAACCCAGAAGTAAAAAATAAAATAATATATGATTTATTGGGTGAATTAAACCAAGTGGTTGCACATGAAGTTAGACATCTTGACCAAAAAACAAAAGGTACTTTTGATTTAAATAATCCAGAAGAAGAGGACCCTTTTAAATATTATACTCAACCACATGAGATTGATGCTCAGGTTTTTGGTTTTAAAAGATTATCTAAAATAGCAAAAAAACCTTACGAATTAGTGGTAAAAAACTGGTTTAACAAACACAGAGACATACATAGATTAAACGATAGAGAAATGATGGAAGTAATAAACATTTTATTAAGAAGAGGGTAATGGCAAGAAGATTTCCAGAAAAATATAACCAAAGTTTAGAAACATTAAAAACTCTTATTTTAGTAAGGTCTAAGTTACTATCAGAATTTGGTAGAGATGTGACTATAGAATTATCTGACTATCAATACGAACCAAAGGCTGATTTTTTTTATGAGTTAGTTTTTGATATTACTATAAAAAATGTAGATTGTGGTGATTGTGATTTTCACCCTGAAGAAATATCTAATACTATTTTACATTATAAAGATAAAATAGAAAATGCATCACATTTTCATCTAAACCCAAAATTACAAATTTCAAATGGAACAAGTACAACAAGAGGAGTTTTACTTAATGAGATCCATATGAATTGGTCAGAATTTCAGACACTATCTTACTCCTTATTTATTGACCCTGAAGAATAAAATAATTAAGATTTAAATCTTTTTATTATACTTTTAATTAATTCTTTTATGGTTACTCCCGATAAAGTAATACCACCAAAGGCTATTATTCTTTTAACTATTTCATTTATTTCATCGGGTGACATTGTTCTATATGACATTTCATAAAGATCCGGAATTACCGGTATTAAAAATGCGTAGGCCAACATATTACTAGATTTGTGTATAGATACTCCTAAACTGTCTATAAACGATAAAAAGGTTTTTTCTAAATTTTCACTTTTAGAAAGTACTTTATCAAATACACCAACCAAACCCTTTTCTTTTATTTTCAATAGAACCTTATTAAGGTACTCTTTATTAGAAGAAAAATATGTTAATATTACACCACTTAAAATTAAAAAAAGATCCGTATCGCTTATATTAATTGATTCTCCTTTGATAAAATCAGATATAGGTTTAATGAACCCACCTATGGTAGTACCCCAAGTTATTAAAAATTCTAAATCCAAACCTACTTGTTTTTCGGTTGATTTTAAAACTTTTAACGTGAATAATTTTAATTCTTTTAAAGTTTTACCCATAGAATTAGTAGATTCTTCTAAAAGGATGTATTTATATTGTGATTCTGTTATAATTATATTCATGATCAATTAATAAATATATCGTAATATTTATTTATATGGGAGTAAAAAGATTAGTAAATGCCGATTTAGTAAAGGGAGACAAAATTCAGTTAATAAGTATGACTGATCCTTATAAAATACCATCAGGAATGATGGGTACTGTAACTTCTGTTAGTGAAGTACAAGGAAGTAAAATATTTGGAGTTAGGTGGGAGACACCAGATGGTAAACATGTGGGGTCTTTATCACTTATTGATGACATTAATCCGGAAACAGGAAAAAGATTCGATAATTGGTTTAAGATTGTTGAGGAAGAAGATGAAGAATTAAACGAAAGATTTATTACATTAACAAAAGGTCAAATTCTTAGAGAATCAAAAAAAAAACTCCTGAAGAATTCACAAGACTTTCAGAACTATATGATATAGTCGAAATCTACAAATATTTAGAAGCTTTAAGGTTATCAGGTATTGTTAATATGTTTGGGGCCGCCCAATATCTTTATATGGGTAAAGATAGAATCTATCACCAACATTATTATGAGGATTTTGGGGATGAAGAAAGAGAATCTAATTATAATTACGTATTAGAAAACGCCGAAAAAATTAAAAATATAATGATTGGTGGGGCGTATAATTCATTAGGGGGAGATAATATAAGATCCTTAGAAAGAAAAATACAAAAAGATGCAACCGATTTACTAATGTTATTCACCAAAATGAAAGGTGGTAGTAAATTTATGCGCTAATAAACTATTTATAATAAACTTTTATTATGGGAAATTATTTTTTAAATATAACTAAACAAGAAAAACAAAACATCTTAGATAAACATAAAACAGTTTATGATGGGTTTGTAACCGAATACGGTCAATCAATAAACAACCAACCTTTATATGTACAAGATTTTGCAAACGACAAAAATGGAATCACGGTTTCAAATAAAGGAGTTGTAAAAACTTATACAAATGTCAATATAAATGAATCAGAATTTCCTATTGACAACATTGATTCAAAACCTAAATTTAAAATGGATATTAAACCTACAGATTCAAGTAAATATGAAGATAGTGGTGATTGGGTTGGAGAATTAATGTCATCTGATTCAGAATTAGACGAAGGTTTTGATGATTTCGACATGAAAGATTTTAGAGGTGGTGTCGATTATTCAGAAGAAGAATTTCCACCTATGAACAAATACTCTAAAAAATTTGTTAAAAAAGATTTAGAAGATTTAGATTATTTTGATAGTCGAGTTGATAAATTTAAAGATGATGATTTTAATGAATATGATTTTTATAGTGAGTTGGATGAGGAAGACGAATCGGAAGTAAAAGAAAAGATAGAGGAGTCTCTTAATATGTTTAAAAGATTTAAAAAATATAATTAATGGAAATAAAAGAAATTTTATCATATTACTTTGATCAAGATACTAAAAGAATCGATGTTTCTTTTAGATTAACAATTGATTCAGATGATGAAATTAGACAAGACATATTAAAAATAGAGGAAGCTAAAGAATTTGGTTATGATATTATAACAGAAGAAAATGAATATTTTGATCTTGATGAAGACGATGATGAGGATTTTGATGATTTTGTAACCATTGATGAAGATATTTTATTAACATATTTGAATGAGTATTATATTGTATATCCAGATAAATTACCTAAATCTGAATTATTTTGAGTGATTTAAATAAAATAATAAATTTAATGGTCGACTATACATTTAATGACAATGTTGATGGAGAATTAGGAGAACAGGATGCGGCAGCTTCAGGTGGAGGCGGTGGAGGAGGATCCACATATCCTACAGTCACAAAATGGGAAACAGGTTTATCAAGAAGTCTTGCAAATCAAATAGATAGTAAGGCAAAATGGAAAGACCTTTATAAAATTACAAGAGGAAAGGCAAATACTTTATTATGAATAATATTGATGAGGTAATAAAAAAATCTTTAAGTTTAATATCTTATGATAGATCTAAACATATAACAGAACAGTCTTATTTAAAAAAAAATAATCTGTTTGAGGTAGATATGGATGGTTATGAACCATATCATGTACAACAAATGGAAAAAGAGGTTGAGAGAGATAGGTTAGTTAAACAAAGAGAAAAAGAAAGATTAAAATATGTAAAAAATCCTACTGTAAGACCTACAAAAGAAACAACAGATAATGAAAATGATATTCCATATCTAACTTTACATAGTGTTGTTAATAACAAAAATATTTATTTACCACAAAAATCTATTTTTGTTCCTGAAAAGCCTCAAAAATCGTTTAAAGATATTATAAGCGATTTAAATAAAACTATGGGGGTAAATAGATTCCAAGGATTCGTTAAAACACCAAACTTTTATCAAGATTATTTTTCAAAATTTAACGAGGATCTTACAAAAATTAAGGAAAAAGAAGTAAAAGTTTTAGAAAATAAAATAATAAAAAAAATTACAAGTAGCGAACCTTTTAATCAAGAAATTGCGGAAAATTATTTTGGGTCTCAGTGTTTGAAATTATCGGGGAGGCATCCAAAATATGATGTTGGTTATGTAAAAGAACTAGATTATTACATTGATGGTTCAGGTGAACAATGTTTCCCAATCCCACAAAAAACAATAGTAAAACAAGATGGAAAAACTAACACAGAAGTTAATGTTTATCAGTTAGATTTACCCAAACCAATAACTTTAAAAAATGGTAATAATATACAAAAATCAAAATATAAATATAAAAATGGATGTCGACCTGTTGATTATCAGTTTTGTTTAACATGGTCTTGGAAAAGCTTACATTCAAATGGATCACAAGAGGATGGTGTATTAGAATTTGAAGAAATTTCTGTTGATGAGAATGCACCAACAACAGGGTCTGCAGGTGGGTTTGAGCCTTCAAAAACAACTAAAACTGAATATAGAGGTTGTATTACTGACGAATGGTTTCCATGGACAAATAGTTTTGTAGGTTACTTAAAAAAATCAGATTTCAAAATAGACACAGACTCTTCAGGGAAAAAACAATATACAAAATGTGTTAGAAATGGTTATACAACAACAGGAGTTAACTTGGTTGAGGACTATTTAACAAAATATAATTTACAATCAGGAATAAAAACTTTAAACGTAGTGCCATATGATAATGTTTTAAAGTTTACACTTCCAGAAGCAATAAAAAAATCCACAGGAAAAGATTTTAAACTTTCAGGTAACTACTTTAATTACACTGTCGATAATCATTTTTGGTTTTCATGGGGATCAGACGATTATAAAAACTTTAATAAAGGAATTAATACAAACTTCCAAGATTATTTAAATAATGTAAAGGAGGAAAAAGATATATATGATTCATATTTAAAAGATCTTTATGGAATAGAGACTAAAGGAGAAAAAGGAGAAATATTGACCGATAAAGAAATGGGGATCCAAAATTTAGAAAAAATGATGGATGATACTAAAACATTATCCGCTTTAAAGGCTAAATGGAATGAAATTATGACTACGTTTGGAACGGAAGGAGACTATATTTCAATTTTAATTAAACTATCTGATGATTATAATACAGAAAAATCAAAACCAAAAGCAAATGATTTAGTACTATCATATTTAGAAGATCTATGGAATACAACATTAACAATGGCTAGAATGGTTGCATATCAAAGTTTTATTGATTTATCTAAATCAGGAAGTGATAGTGAAGATGAGTTTACTATATTATATTTAGCAAAAATTTTTGGAATATATGACAAAAATAATGAAAAGGTGATGGGTTTGATTTCAGGAAAATTAGATTTAACAGATTTTGTTGATCAAGGAATAGAAGTTGCAAAAGAAGTGGGAAAAACATTTAAAGAGATTGGAAAGGGCATACTAAGAACATTGATACCTAAAGAATTAAAAGGCGCTGTTGGCAATTCTTTAGATAAAGATGAAGTAAAATCTGAATACAGGGACGTTTTGGATCCTAAAATTTGGTCTGAAATATCAAAATATCCATTATTAATACCTAACGATTTTAATGATGGTGGTAAAAATACTAAAAATGTAAAACCAATAACTATAGAGGATGCAACAACAAGAGCAAAATCAGAAGGACCAAAAAATGGTTTTTTGTATAAAGAACAAAAAGTTTTATTAGAGGGGTCAAATAAAGAATTAATAAATAATTATAAATATAGTAATATTGTTTCTAACCTTTCTAATACAGATCAAAGTTCAGAAGATAAAGGACCTAAAACTGATGAAGAAATGCTTAAAATACAAGAAGCATTGTTAAAGACATATGAAGAGTATGAAAAAAAACTTTCAGAAATATTATCAAATACTATAACTTTAATTGGTCGATAATGAAGGAAGAAAAAAAAGAAATTTTAAATGAGTGGATAGTACCGGCAATCGGGGGATTACTTGCGTTAATTGGTGCTGGAACTGTGGGTGGGGCATATGCTAGCTCATCACATTATAAACAAAATATGATACCAAACGATAAAGGTTTTTTTAATCCTGACATGATGGTTGGTGAATTTTTTGAGATAGAAGAATTTACAGGTAATGAACAACCTTGGGAATTAATGGATCTATTTGGGTTTGAAAAAAGTACTGGATTTAAATCATATAGTGATGAGTATGGTACATACCTTAAAATTAAAGGAAGTTCAGATAGTGAATCAACAGATTTACGAGTTTATTTACCAAAAAAAGAATGGTTTGATCAATTTAAAGGAAAAATAAGAACTATAAGAGATTCTGAAGGTGTGGGATCAGAAAAAAGAAACACATATGGGTTATGTTTTTATTTACAAACACCAAAAAATGCAATAAAAACTAAATTAGTAAGACCTGATGGTTCTGTTTATTTTGGACCACCGCAAAATATGTATGACGCGAAAACTAAAACATATACAGATGACTTTAGTAGAGGTTGGGCGGTATTAGATACCTACAAACAAAGTGGTTATTTTAAAATGGGAGGGGACGTTATTTCTCAAGATATTGTAGAACAAACTGTTATTGGGGCCCCTAATTATGGTATGGTAGGAGACGACGTACCTAATTTGGCAACATCAGGACCAGATCCAATTAAAAGTAAATTAAGTGGTATAGGTACACAACTTGATAATTTAATGAAAAACCCACCAAGTGGATTACAAGAGTACACATGGGGTAATTATTCAGATAAGTATTCACGAACCGAGTTTGATAGATGGTATGATTCAAGTAATGGTACTTGGATAGTAATTGGTACTCAAATATGTGCTGCGGTAGCCACAGGGGGTATTGCGTCATGGGCCACTGCTGCGATTGAATCAACCGCTTTAGCAACAACTGCTAATATTGGTATACAAGTTGCGGGAGAATTAATTGCTGGAGGTTGGGAAGCGGTATATCTATATAATAGAGGTTTAAATAGTCAAGCGGCTTTAGTTGCTTTTTGTTGTTTTTTACCTGTTTTTACTGAAAGTGCTTTTTTTGGTAAATTAATAGGTAAACCTCCCGGTTTTGATGATGCCATAGGTGAACTAACAAGAGAATTTAAAGTTGGTGGAATGAGATGTCCTGCTGACTTTAAAAGGTGGATGAAAGGTTTGGATCCCGAATTGAGAAAAACTTTACAGGATAGGATTGAGGTTATTGCACCACTTTACATGCAAAAAGGAACTTCTGATGTTATACAACAAATTAAAAAGGGTTTTAATGAAGCCATTGCCGAATTAAAAAGAGGTAGTGATTTAAAAATAAAAGGAGGAGATCTTGCATTTTTAAATGATGTTAGCTTATTATTTAAAAATCCTGAGCTATTAAAAAACCCAAAAATACAAAAATATATTAAAGGTATTAGTGATTTAAATGTATTAAAACAACAAGCGGAGTCTGTAATAACAAAATCAAAAGGTACTTTTTGGAAAGGTTTGGGATTAAATTTGTCGGCGGTTGGTGGTGTTTTTGCGTTATGTGCATTTGCATTAAAAGATAATGAAGAATTTAAAAAAGACCCTCAAGGTATATTAACTGGGGCAGAAAAAGAAATTTTATCGTTTAGACAGATGAGTGAAAAAAATGCTAAGATTTTTGAAAATAAGATTTTAAAATTAAATGAAGAAATAAAAAATGCTAGTAATCCTGAAACACAAGATATTGATTTGGCCTTCGCAAAAACAAAAGAATTAATTCAATTACTATTAGATTTAAATTTTTTAAGTAAAACTAATGATTGGAAACAAAAATTAGCTTATCACAAATTTATTGAGCAATTTAGAAAATCTACTTTTAATGAATTACAGAGAAGTTATTACAACAATGTTAGTAATGGGAATATACAAAAAGCAAATGATGATATTGAAGAATTAAAAAGAATAGATAATGAGAAAAGTGTTAATGTTGCAGATTCATTTACTGATGGAGCACCAAAATCATACTTAAAAGTAAGTAATGGATATACAGATAGTACTGGATCTTTAATAACAGTAACTAATGAAAATTTTGTTAGCTTTATAGAATGGTTTTGTGGTTATAATATATTAAATGGTACTATAACTAATTTAAACCCATACCAAAAAACAAATAATATAACATTTATTGCCAGCTTTTTTTCAAAAAACTATGAGGGAGTTATTACGGAATACCCTTTTAATTTCCCAACTTCAGAACATTTAGTAAATAGAATAAAAACATTTTTTCAACAAGACAAACGTTATGATTTTAATAATATTAACGCAAAATATTATTGGGGTAATGTTTATTTTTTAAGAAAAATATTTACAGATTATTATGATGATTATTTGATTTCTAAAGGAAATATCACAACCACATCAACCACAACAATAAACAAACAATAAATTAGATATATTTATAGTAAAATAGTAAAAAAATGGAAGATATAATAAGAATAAGAGAAATTATGGGATTAAAAACTTTCTTAAAAGAAGGTTTATATGGTTTAACTAAAATGTTATTAATGGAATCAACACCTGTTGGTGAATATATGAATGTTTTAAGATCTGCTCTTAGAAAAAATTTACAAAATTTAACTGAAGAAGAGGTAGAATATCTTGGTAAGTTAGTTGATGAATATAATTTAAGATATGGTGATGAGTTTGGTAATTTAAATTTTGCCGGTAAGATAGATAATGAAATTAGAACCGCATTAAAAAACGTATTTGACACTCAAGGAGATGATATGTTAAGTGAGTTATTGGCGGGAACGGCAAGATCTATTGAAAGATCTAGTGTAGCAAAAAAAGGTTTAGAAGGAGTTGTAACTTTAGAACAAGCATTTCAAGATATATTAAAAAATGAAAAAATAAGTGATGATTTGATGGCATCAGATGGAACTCTTTTGGGGGCTTATGATATGTTAGTATTTTTTTACCAAAAAGGTGGAGTTAGAAATTCTAACTTAACTCCAGAATTACTTGTTTTAATAAAAGATAAGTTACAAGGTTTAGCAAGACAATTACCTGATGATTCTGCGGTAAAAAAATACATGAATAATGTTTCAGATCAAATAGACGAAGTAGTTGAGGGAGAAATTAAACAATTTACAGAAGAAGAAATACAACAAATAAAGAATGAAATACCAAATATAAAAAATTCAATAGATAACCCAGTAGACCCTGTTATTATTGATGTTACCGATGATTGGAAAATAGATCTTGGTAGTGGTGAAGATATAGGTACAGGCATACCTCCAGGAACAATGAGAGAACAAGCAATTGCGGCCGTTATGCGTGATATGGAGAAAAAATGTAAAGTTGGGTTTTGTAAGACCATGGTTGCTTATTGGAAAAAAGATAACAAAAGATTTAACGATATGTGGTCATACATATATCAAAAGTTATCTACCGGAATAAAACCAGTGGCACAATCAAATTTTAATGCTCAAATACCAAGAAATTTAATTGATGAATATGAATTAATACTTAAAGAATTTTCTAAAAAAGACACAAATATTACACCCGCAGATTATATCGAAATAGGTGAAGAAATATATGAAAAAATGAAAAAATCCGGAGAACTTGGTGTTTTTGGTGGAATATTTACACCATTAAAAGATTTAGGTGTCTTTACAAGTAAAGATATGATGTTTAGAACTTTGGGTTATGTAACAATAGGTAGTGACCCATTTAAAGGTGGGTGGACACCTAAAGGAATGTGGGACAGATGGTGGAAAATGAATTTAATATGGTTTCCTGTAGTTTTTATACACAACATAATTGAATCCGGAAAAGGCAGCGAAGACCCAACAAGTACAGGGCTTGATCAAGCAATAGATCTACTAATTGAAACATCTCTTGATGTTGCATTTTTAGGATTTGCACCAGGACCTAGAATATTTTTAGAGGGAGCCATATCATATATAAATAAAAAGGCTGGAGGATCAAAATACGTGGATTACCCAACTTTAGTTGATTTTTTAAATAAAAGATACGGATGGACAGAAAACCAAATATATGATAATTTGATAAATAAAAATCTTGTAAGAACTTTTAGAGACTCAACACCACCATATACTCAAGTAAGTGGTGCAACTGATATTTTTGCTGTTGCAAATGGTAAGTATGAAATAATAAATAAAACAATAATAGGTGGTTTAATAAGACCAAAAGTAGTATTCACACCTGAAGGTAGTTTAACGCCAAATGTTACAACAACAAAAACCGCAAAAATTGATAGAGAGGCTAGAAATGAAATTAAGAAAATATTAGGAGAAGAATCTTTAGTATCTTCATCAATAAAAATTAATTTATTAAAAAATAAAGTTATTGATTTTGAAAAACAAGAGTCCCTTGAAGAAGCGGGAACAACATATACAATACTAATTTATAAGGCAACTAACGTTGAGGATAAAAAAGCGGAAATTAGACTTAATTATGATCTTTGGGTTGCGGCAGGGAAACCAGAATTAAAAAGTCAAGAGAATTGGGATAAATACGTTAAAATAACAATGTTGTAATGGGTTTTATAAAATTTTTAGATATACTTTTAGAAGATAATACCGCTGGTTGTACTGAAGTACCTTGTGATACAGGAAAAGGTAATTGCGAATTTACCGGTAAAAAATTTCATACAGTACCACAAGGAGGTTTTGTTCCTAAATGTTATTGCTGTCCTCCAGGAGTAAACCCACCCGGATACGTTAACCCAAATCCTGCGCCAGTTACAAAAAAATACGCATGTGTAAATGGTAACTGTGTTGAATCTGCAAGTGGTACTTATACAACTTCTAATTGTAATAATGCTTGTGGTGGTAGTACAACATATTGTCCTACTACGTCACTTGTTGATGGTACGGATGAAACAAATTTTAGAAAATTTTTAATAGAAAAATACCCAAACGATATCTATACGTCAAGTGGAACTAAATTTAGTCAAGCCGTATCGGCAAAAAATCAAAACTGTAATAAAGTCACAAAGAATCTTTGGAATCAAAAAGAACCAACAACAAGTAAAACTTATGGTGAACTTTATTTAGAATATAAAAACAATAATAATAATAATAATATAGTTACAGATCCTTATAAAGAACAAAAAGAAAAATGTGCGGCTGAAGGAGGTACTTGGAATGACGTAAATAAGACTTGTGTTAAACCGGTTGTAGTTGATCCTGATGTACAACAACTTGTTGATGACATGGATGAATATAGAACTGTTTTAAATACATTTGAAAACCCTACAGGATGGATAAGTTTAGATACATTATCACCAAGCGAATTTACTCCAGACTATTTAAGTTTAAAGTTATTAACAGACGTAACAGATCAAATAGTTGAATTAATAGAAAATAAGAACGCATCTAGTGACTTTGGAAATTTTGTTGATATGATAGATGAGTTAAAAAATGCATACAACAAAGATAAATTTAAAGAATTCTTTCAAAGTAAAGTAGACCCAAAAGGAACAGATGTTTTTGGTAGTATTGATACATTAATAAATAGAATCAATACTGCTGCCGATGAGATTGAAAGTTCTTTAAATTACGATCCATTAGATAAACCTAATCAAACAAAAATTGATAATTATACATTTATTGGTCAATTAATGACTGTTTATAAAATGGGTAAAATAAACCTAATGATGATGGTTTATTCATTTAAAGGAAATGAAGAGATAAGAGACGATGAAAAATCTGAACTGACTAATTTATGGAACCCCACAACAAAAGACCCTAATTTTTTTGATAAAAAAAATGAAGAATATAAAGGAGTTTATGATGATTATGTTTCAGTACATACTAGTAGAAATTTTGAAAATTGTAAAAATATGTTAGGGACATACCTATCAACACATAATAATAAAATTTATGACGTGCCATTACTATCAAGAGTTAAGTATGAGATACAAAAATGTTGGTGTGATGACCAATACGAAGATTTAGGAAAGGTTGGGGTTAAAAATATGTTTAATGTAGAAATGAGAAAAGGTAGAAAAGAGTTAATTAAATTTTTAAATAGACTACCTAGTGAAGGTATGGGTGAATTTAGAATAAGATTGGATGACAGTATATGTGGTAAGAAAAAAAGATATAAATAATTAACTAAAAGAAACTTATTGATCGTAGTTGATTAATAAGGATAAACCATCTAAAGAAAGGGAGGTGTTCATTATCTAGCAAAATGGGAACTTAGGTTCCCATTTTGTTTTTATTATGTATTTTTATAAAAAATTATATAAATTTTTATTATGAAAAAACCTTTAGTAGAACAAAATAAATCATATGCGTTGGGTAACTTTATAATGTTGACCCCGACTATAAAAAAATTATCTGAAATATACGGAGAGAAAATAGACGTATATTTTACAACACCATACGTAAAAGAATGTTTTATTGATTGTGATTTTATGAATCACGTTGGTAAATTACGTAGGGATCCTACAATATCAAGTGGTATGGTAAACAGGAATATACCTGATTACAAATATGTTTTTGAACAAATTATTAAAGAAAAATGGACAGACAAATATCATACGTATGTTGACAATGTTAGTGAGATTGAAAAAAATAATGGTGAATATTTATTATTACTAAATGGTTTAGGTGGATTGTCGCTTAATGACAACGATCCTAAACCACATTGGTATGGTAAAAAAGAAATATATGAAAATATTTTTTACCAAATTAAAGAAAAAACTAATTTACCTATAATTTTTACTGGATCGGAATCTGATATGAAACAAAATCCCTGGATGGAAAAAATTTGTAACAGAATTGAGATTGGTGATATTAGAAGATCTTTATCTTTAGTTAGAGATGCAAAAAAAATAATATCTAACGATACCGGTTTAGCTCACTGTGCCGGAGCTATGAATAAAGATATACTAATTCTTTGGAAGGATACCCCATTTGTGAAAAATCAAAATCCAGGTAAAAATACAAAATACTCCCAAAAAGAAAATTGGTTAAAAGACATCAGTACATATTTATGATATATGAAAATAATTACATTTTATAATGAAAAAATTAACCCAATTGTTGTAGATTACCAAAAAAAAGTATTTAAACATTTTAAATATGATATAAATCAAATAAATGTATCAAATTGGGTTAGTCATGGTCAATCTGTTGACGATTATTTAAATACAATAAATGACCCAAATGAAATCATTGTTTTATTTGATATTGATTGTATTCCTTTAAATAAAAAAATAATACCTTATGCTGTAAAATGGTGTGAAGAAAATGATGGTATTTTTGGAAACTCACAATTGGCACCAAATCTAAAAGAACCTTATAATACATTTATTTATGTTGCACCTTCATTTATGGTTTTTTCTATAAAAACTTATGAAAAATTAGGTAGACCAACATTCACTACTACAGAAAGATCTGACTGTGGTGGAGAATTAACTTATTTTGCTAAAGAAAATAATGTTAAAATTAAATATTTATATCCTACAAGTGTTGACGTACCAACTTTTAGATTAAAAGACGATATATGGTTTGGATATGGGACAAATTACGAAAATAATACGTATCACTCATTTGAGTCTAGATTTAGAAAAAAAGATAGTTTTTTCTTAAATAAATGTAAAAATATTTTAAATATATAATATGAATGAAATTTATGATTTTTGTATTATTATAACAACATATAATAGACCTGAATTTTTAAAAAAATTATTAGACGATATTAATTTAAATAAAAAAGATTATAAAATTTTAATTGCAATTTTTAACGACGGTAGTAATGTAGAATATGATCTTAAAGAATATACCGTTACGAAATTTGATATATACCCTAACATGGGTAAAAAAAGATACTTCAATGTCATAAATAAAACTTTTGAGTTTGTTAAAACTGTTGAATCAAAATATTTTATATATTTACCTGATGACATTAGATTGGTAGATAATTTTTTTGATGAAACAAAAAGATTATATGAATCAATTGATTCGAGAAAAAAAATATGTTTAAATATATTAACAGACGATAGAATCCATAGAGAAAATTGGGGGTATCCTAAAGGAATTGATTTAGGAGAATATTATAAAACTCAATGGAATGATTTATGTTTTATATCTGAAAAAAAATTTTTTGAGGAATTAGAATATAAAATACATAATATACCATTAACTAGATGGGTAAAAAACCCAAACCTAAGTTCTGGTGTTGGACATCAAATAACAGATAGATTAAATAAAAAAAGATTTTTTTTATATCATACAAAAAAATCTATGGTGATTCATGGTAGTCATGAATCAAAAATGAATTATTCAGAAAGATTAAAAACAAAAATATTAACAAAACATGATATAGATTTATCTGTTATTATACCAACATATAAAAATGTAAAATACATTGACGAATGTTTAAATTCTATTTTAAATTCTTCTGAAGGACATAATATAGAAATTTTAGTAGGTATTGATGGTTGTTTAGAAACTTTAGATTTTGTTAAATCCTCAAATTACCCTGAAAATATAACTTTTTTATATTTTGATAATAATGAAGGACCTTACAGTATAAAAAATACTTTAACAAATATTAGTAATTCTAATAACTTATTATTTTTTGATTCTGATGATATTGCAGAAAAAGATCTTATAAAAACTATAATCCCTAATTTAAAATTATATGATTGTATAAAACCAAAATATAACGACTTTGGTGATGGTGTTAAATTAACTAATAAACCTCTTTTTGGTGAAGGGGTTTTTGCGGTTAGAAAAAATTTATTTTTAGATATGAATGGTTTTGAACCTTGGATGTGTGCTGCGGATTCTGATTTTATGGGAAGATTATATAAAAGAAAATGTAAAATATTACACACACCTATTGTTTTATTTAAAAGAAGAATACACAATGAAGGATTAACAAGTAGACCTGATACGGGATTAAGATCCCCAAAAAGATATGAATATCAAAAAATATCAAAATCAAAAAATGGTCATGGAAACCCAAAAAAATTACATGTTAGGGATTTTGTTATTATTGATGGTCTTTATGAATACATCCCTCAAAATATAAATCATAATAGTATAGATAATACAAAAATAATAACTAAAGTATTAAATAAATTACCAAAAGTAATAGAAGTAAAACAAGAAAAACAAAAACAAATAGTTGTATCTAACAATCCTTTATTTGATATGATCAAAAAAGAAAATAAACAAATAAATAAAGATATAATAACCGAAAAAAGACAAAATATAGAATACATTAAACAAAAAACAAAAAGAGAAATAAATGAAAGTTTAAATCCTAAAAAACCAAATAGAAGAAAAGATTTACCTAATATTAGATTATAGAATGTTTGACATTTAAAATAAATTTATTTATTTTTAAATAAAAAATTATGTACGTTATAGTAAAACATATTAAAATGAATGATAATAAAAAAAGAGTTCCCGTAATTCTATTGAATAGTGATAGTGAAATTTGGGAATTTGATAAAAAAGAAAAGGCTGAAGAAATGAGAGATATATTTCAGAATAATTCTGATTCAGGACATGAATATGAGGTTAAAATAATATAATATGGAAGACATATTTGAAGATCTACATAATGAGTTTATAAATTCAGAAGATTTTGATAAATTTTTATACGAAATCAAAAATTTTCAAGAAAATAACTTGTCAAATTAAAAAAAACACTTATATTTGTAACATAAATTAAAACTTTTAGTAATAATAATATACTTATAATAAAAAAATGAAAACAAATCTTAGACATATGGTCCTTTGTAACAAACCGAACAATCAGTGGTCGTTTAGTTATATTACGCCTAAACCGTCGAGGGTATTTTCACTTATGAGTTAAAAACGTTTAACAAATAAATAAAAGAAATGTAAAACCCGAGACGTAAAAATCTCGGGTTTTTTGTTTTATATTGGTTTCTTAGTATAGTTTGGTAATATCCCGGCTTTGTAACCCGGAGTCATCGGTTCGAACCCGATAGAAACCTCAAAAGAAAAAGTTCTTTGACATATTGGCCTTATAATGTTCCCTCGTCTAATGGCAGGACACGCGGTTTTGGTCCGTGGAATCGAGGTTCGAGTCCTTGGGGAACAACATTAAGGAAGGGTAATCACAACGGCTTGTGACTCCGTCTTGAAAACGGCAGGTACTGAAAGGTATGGGGATCGACACCTCACTCTTCCTCCAAAAAATAACGAGTGTGTGGTGTAATGGTTGCACAGGATGTTTGGGACATTCGGGAGACGTTCGATTCGTACACATTCGACAATCGTATAAAAAGATTTTGACTAAAAGTGATTTTTACGACAAACACAAATATTTATTAATATGGAAAGAGATATTATAAAAAACAGTAAAACAAAATCACAAGCGGTTCGGTCTATATATGGATATGATAATGGGACATCAAGAAGAAAGTTTGAAAAACTTATTAAAGAAAATGAAATTGACATTTCACATTTATCTAAACAACCTTTTATATATGAAAGAAAAATAAAAGATTGTCCTGTTTGCGGAAATAGATTTGAAACAATGGTTAACCATAAAAGAGAAAAAACTACTTGTTCTCATTCTTGTTCAAATACATATTTCAGATCAGGAGAAAATAACCCAAACTATGGTAATTTATCTGGTGAAAAAAATCATTACAGACGAATATGTTTTGAACACCATAAAAAAGAATGTGTTGTTTGTGGGGAAAATAAAATAGTTTCCGTTCATCATTATGATGAAAACCATAATAACAACTCAATTGAAAATTTGATACCGTTATGTCCGACACATCATCAATATGTCCATTCAAAATATAAAGATGAGGTTATAGGAAAAATTGATGAATATAGAAATAAATTAAATAAACAAATAAAAACAAGTGTTATGGAAAGTGACAAGTATGACAAACAGAAGATCTCGTAGCTCAGTTGGTTTAGAGCACTCCACTTTTAATGGAGGGGTCGTGAGTTCGAACCTCACCGGGATCACAAAAATTTGGTAGAATTAAAAAAACCGTTATCTTTGTAATATGAAAACGGTAAAAGAAATTAAGAAAGGACTACCAAAAGGAATGGTTAAAGTTGGTGAAGAATGTGAAAGAGCTATTGTACGTTTAGTTAAACAAGGACAAACTCAAGAACAGGCAACAAATACGGTTTTAAATCTTCTTAAAGATAGTAAACCTTATTTAGACCAAGGATTGTATTCAACTACAATTCAAAGCATTAAAATGATAACTTCATAACACACTCTTAGCTCAGCAGGTAGTAGCGGTTGTTTTACATACAACAGGTCACAGGTTCGATCCCTGTAGAGTGTACAATAAGGGAGAGTTGAGCAATTGGTTGGCTCAGCAGACTGTAAATCTGTCGTCGTGAGACCTTGGGGGTTCGAGTCCCTCCTCTCCCACAAAAAAAAATGGACAAGTAGCTCAATTGGTAGAGCAATCGGCTGTTAACCGATAGGTTGTAGGATCGTACCCTTCCTTGTCCGCAATAAGTTCACGTAGCTCAATTGGTAGAGCGCCGATCTGATACGTCGGAGGTAATGGGATCGTAACCCGTCGTGAACACAATGGATATCCCGCTTGTTCCGTATGGGGTTATAAAGACGAATCGGTTAACGGAACCCCAAATGGAGGTCTTGCCTTAGTAGACTAAAGATTCTATATGTCATCCACAAATGGAAAGTAATCCCTGAAGGCGACGGGACTTGTTTGCTAAACAATGTGATCGGTGAGAAACCGATTGTGGATCGTTACCACTGCTTTCCTCAACATGCCGATAGAAAAGGTTTTCGGTCCGGGCTCATATCCTGGATGTCATTGGGTTCGATACCCTTTATCGGTACTACATGGTGTATGTAGCTCAGTTGGCAGAGTGCTTGATTGTGGTTCAAGAGGTCATGGGTTCGACCCCCATCATACACACAAATAGTTCACAACGGACAAGGCTTAGGCTCAAAATATAGGGTGGTATTCCCTTTATTCCCTGGGGTGGGTGGCGAGTGGTTGACCAGAGCTATTTATACCTTCGTAGTTCAACTGAATAGAACCCGTGACTACGGATCACAAGATGGGAGTTTGAGTCTCTCCGAAGGTACAAAAGATGATAGGAAGCGTAGAACAACGGACACGGAGGGGTGTTCGCAAGGGTACACACTAAGGATAGGTATTCAATCTTAATTGTATTGATGTAACAACCCAACTCTCTAATGGTGTGTGAAGTCTGAGGACGAGATTCCTGATAAAGTTGTTCATCATCTTTTATTTGCCCCTTTCGTATAATTGGAAGTACAACGCTCTTCTAAGGCGTCAGGTCGGAGTTCGAGTCTCTGAGGGGGTACAAAAACAAGCGTCTCTGGTGTAAAGGGAGCATGATGGATTCCAAACCCATCGGTCAGGGTTCGAATCCTTGGGGACGCGCTAAAATAAGGAACTATGGTGTAAGTGTGGTGTGTCACGCTGGACTGAAAATCCAGAGGTTACGGTTCGACTCCGTATGGTTCCACAAAAAAAATAAGGAAGACAAAATGTCTTCCTTATTAATATGTAGTTATGTTATACTATATTTTATAGTAATGATTTGGCACATACCATTTCACATTCTTTTAATGTTTTGTATTTTCCCATTGGACTTTGAACACACCCTTTAATATTAGTACATTCATAATAATTATTTTGATGTGGTAGTGGTTGTTGTTACGTCACCTTTACAAGGAAAAGTATATCTTACATCTCTTATGGTTGCCGATCTAATTGGTTTTTTTCTATCCTCAAAACCTTTTAAACTATCTTTTCTTATACATTCTTTTAATACATTAACTCCAAATCTACAAGAAGATTGAACTACTGTACCGTCACAAAGAGTGTATTCAATACCTCCATCAGAAATACAAGTAAATGTAACTGAACTAAAACAATATATTGTATCTAATTCTTTTATCCTTGTGCTTATATCTTTTTGCCAATCCTCAATAGCAAAACCATCGTATGATGGTGTAAGTTTTTGACCAAATTTGCGATTAGATTCATTAAAACTATCTGATAAAATTAACATAAATGAATATGCGTTTATTAACTTCTGTTTACTTGTCTCGTTAGGAATAGATGTAGATTCTCCAAATAAGCGATTGTTTAGTGATTTTTTAATAATATACGTTTCCTTCATTTTTTTTGTTTTTTTTTAAGTTTATTTACTTTATAAATATTTTCATAAAATAAAAAAAACCATTATATTTGTATTATGAAATATTTACCATACGAATCTACAGGAAGTGCAATTAAAGGTTATAGTGATTCTGTAACCGCAAGAATTGAAACAAATGATTGTGTTGTTAGGGCGTTTGCTTCGGCGTTTGATGTATCTTATGATTATGCTCATAAATATGTTGCTGAAGAATTTAATAGAAAACCAAGAAAAGGAACATATTTTACAACATCCAAATTGGTCAAACTTTCTGAAAGTTTTATAAAGGTTAACGGTAAAAAACTTATACCTATTGGGACAAAAAGTAATAGTTTAGTTTACCCATATTCACTTTCATACGAAGTAAAAGTAAAGGGTGAAAAAGTAAAAAGACAAATGACTGTAGGTACGTTTGTAAAGAAAAACCCTAAAGGTACTTTCTTTGTTTTAGTTAAAGGACATGCATTTACAATTAAAGATGGTGTTGTTATTGGAAACCCTGAAGATGCGATAAAAACAAAACGACCAATGAGGTCGGCATTTGAAATAAAATAAAATTTGAAATTATGAACAGAGTATTCAGAAAAGTAACTGGTGAATCTGTTCCTGACATTGTAAAACATACAATTGACATAATAAAAGAATGTCCTTGGGTTGAGGTACATATTGGGACTGACTCACAAAACCATAGAAGAAGTACGGTCTATGTAACCGCAATTGCTTATAGATATGGTAACCGTGGGGTCCATTATATATACCACAAACAAAAGATAAAAAAGATTAAAGATAAATGGACAAGATTATGGAATGAGGCCGATTACTCAATTGAGGTTGCCGAATGGTTAACTAAAAAAGTTAATGTGAAAGTGGAAATTGATTTGGATTATAATAGTGACGATAAACACTTCAGTTCAAAATTGGTCCAACCGGCAACAGGATGGGCAATGTCCTTGGGGTATAAGACAAACATTAAACCTCATAATCAAATTGCAACAAGAGCGGCAGATCACCACTGCCGTTAATATAAGCTCAGGTGGCCGAGGGGTTAGGCACCGGTCTGCAAAACCGAGTACGGGGGTTCGAATCCCTCCCTGAGCTCATATAAATGCCTTCGTGACTAATGTAAACTGGCACAGCTAACCGCCTTAGAAGCGGTGTTTTTGTGGGTTCGAATCCCACCGAAGGTACAAAAAAATTAAAAAAACTTGACACTTTTAAAAAGTATTGTATATTTATAAAACAAATTAAAAAAACGCAAATGAAAAATTTACACATATCATTGTTAGGGGGCGATTTAGCTGAGAGAACTTTCAAGGAGAGGGTGTAATATTTTGTACATATAAAATTTTAAGACCCCTCTCCAAAAAAGAGGGGTTTTTTTGTTCTTTGAAATATTGGTGTGAATAATGGTCCGGTGGTGGAATTGGTATACACGACAGATTTAAGCTCTGTTGCTCAGGCTTGTGGGTTCGAGTCCCACCCGGACTACAAAAATAAATTTGGTAGATTAAAAAAAAACCATTATTTTTGTTTTATGATAACATTTGATGATATACAGTTTAAACCCCATAATTTTGGGGAAGGACTACACGGATTGATTTTTTTTCCAAACGGATATGGTTTGTCCGTCGTTAATTACAAATCACCTTTTGGTGGTGGAGGATCTTATACCTCAAGTAAAGATGATTGGGAAGTGGCAATAATTAAGGGTGACAAAGATAAATGGGAAATTACCTACGATACCCCAATAACGAATGATGTATTGGGTTATCAAACAAAAGAAGATATAAATAAATTAATAGTAACTGTTTTAAGATTCTAATAAAATGAAAACAAAAGAGAAAAATATCGTTCATAAGATGATCTTGGGTAGTCAAAGAAACGCCCAAAAAGAACAAGGTTTCTTTGATGGTAGATTTGTTGCCAGATCTATGGATTTAAAAAACCATTACACAAGGAAAGAAAAACATAAAAAAAATTTGGTAGATTAAATAAAACCTTGTATATTTGTAGAACAAAGAACGGGGGTAGGAAGTTAGAGGTTGGTGTCCTACTCCCGTGAAGAAAGAAGAAGTTGATTGAAATAAAAATAAGTGGTTGTAAGAAACGGGAAACTCGTAAAGTACATTAACCTGTTAACACAAGATGGTGAAACGAGAGTGTGTGTTAACTACTAAACTACATAAATTTGTCAGGTAGGCGTAATGAGGGACGGTACCCGAATCCACAAGTCTAATAGATCTCGACAGATGTAGATTCTATGATGGCGTAAGGTTGTCTAATCCGTGAAAACGGTATCCGGTTCGAGTCCGGCCCTGACAAAAAATTTTAAAATAGGTAAGTGGCGGAATTGGCAGACGCTCAGGTTTATTCCCCGTAAGAAGTCACCGAGATATAGCTGGGGATGTCTCTTGAAAAGGGAACTATATCGTACAGGTTCGAATCCTGTTTTACCTACATATCGCGGGATAGAGCAGTGGTAGCTCGTTGGGCTCATAACCCAAAGGTCGGGGGTTCGAATCCCTCTCCCGCAACACAATAAGCCAACCAAGCTTTACTACAATACGGGTTCATACCTGTGGGTTAGAGGTGACGGTCAGGAAAGACTGACAATTTATGCGGACGTACCAGTGGATGCTTATATCATCTATGCCTGTAGCGGTAAGTTTAAAACGTGGGTTCGAATCCCTCCGTCCGTACAATAAGCAGGTATCGTATAACGGTTATTACTTCTGACTTCCAATCAGAAGATCTCGGTTCGATTCCGGGTACCTGCTCCAATATGGGCCTGATGCCGACGGCAGGTCGACTGATTTGCAATCAGATCGTTTGGGTTCGATTCCCACAGTGTCCACCAAATAAACAATTAAAAACGAAAGAATGATGAGAGAAGTTTTATCAGGTACTTCAGAATCATCTAAAGTTAAATTTGTTAGAACTAACTTTAAATCTGATTTTGTAAAAATATTAAAGAAAAAACTTAAAAAAAGATTTGGTAGATTAAAATAAACCTGTATCTTTGTAAGACAAATAAGGAAAGTATGAAATTTATCAAATTGACAAATATGAAAGGAAATTTAATAGTGGTAAACGTTGCACACATCGGACACCTATATTCTATTGATGAAAAAGTGGAGTACGGAAGAGTTACTGAGAAAGCGCATACTAACCTTGGTGTTACCACTCACAACAATGGTGGGTTTAGAGTAACCGAAACTGTTGATGAAATTATGAAATTGATAAATAAAATGTAAAATTAAAAAATATTTCGCCCGTTGGACAAGCGGTTTAAGTCGTCTCCCTTTCACGGAGAAGAGCATGGGTTCGAATCCCATACGGGTGACAAAAATTTTAATTAAAACACGATTAAAAAAGGGGTTCGGTGATATTTATATATATGGGAACATGTATTAAATGTAATAAAGAACACGATGGGACTTTTGGTAGTGGTAAATATTGTTCCGTGAGTTGTGCAAATAGTAGAACTTTTAGTGAAGAAACTAAAAAAATTAAAAGTATTGCAAACAAAGGAAAAGATCCTTGGAATAAGGGTAAAAATTGGAAAACGATCAAGTCAAAATGTCAACATTGTGGTTTAGATATTGAACATTGGGAATCAACACCAAAAAAATATCATCCAGATTGTTGGTTGAAGTCATCCGGTGGGGTTAGAAAAGGTGCGGGAGTTGGTAAAAGTGGTTGGTATAAAGGATATTGGTGTGATAGTAGTTATGAACTAGCTTGGGTTATATACCAACTTGAACATAATAAAGTATTTGAAAGGAATACCAAAAAATATAGTTATTTTTGGAATGGTAAAAATAGGAATTATATTCCGGATTTTATCCAAGACGGAGAAATTATAGAAATAAAAGGTTATGTAAACGAACAAACAAAAATAAAACTTAATACAATTAAAAATTTAAAGGTTTTATTTCGTAAAGATTTAAAAAAAGAATTTGAATATGTTGAATCTAAATACGGAAAAAATTTTGTATATTTGTATGAGTAAATAAAAGGCTCCATGGTTGAATGGCTACAATACCGCCCTGTCACGGCGTGTGGTACGGGTTCGAGTCCCGTTGGAGCCGCCAAAATATAGTCAGGTGGCGGAATTGGTAGACGCAACCCCGAACTGCTTGTAAAAGTGGGTAATTAGATAATCGTAAGCTAATTATACAGGCTCAAATCCTGTCCTGACTACAATCAGTTGCTTGATTCCTGGTAGTATAGCAACAACCATTGGGATATTCGGGAAAATTCCGTGAATGGGGGCGTAAGAGAAGAGAAACTTACAACGGTGGAGTGCCTAAGACAAATGAAACGAGACATAGGGGTGATCTTATGTTTGACGCTAATCTCCACCTTTTTTAAATTAAAAATTATGACACCAGTATTGTTAGTATTATTTATATTATTTATGTTTGTCATAAGAAAAAGACGATAAACTTCAGTTCCCACACAGCGGTGAGGCGGGCTAAGTTATATACAATTCCTCGGTGCTGGGAGTAGAAGGCTGAAGAGTCGTTGTTTGTCAGGAGTGTAATGCGGCACGGTGCCAAGTCCTAAAGACACCACGGTCCAAGAACAATTTGGACACGAGAAGTTATAAGGTTGCTCATTGTGGGTTCGAATCCCACCCTGACATCAAAGGTCCTATAGCTCAGTTGGTTAGTAGCAGTGCGCTCATAACGCGAAGGTCGCAGGTTCGAGTCCTGCTAGGACCACAAAATTATATTTATTTTTTAATAAAATATTACTATATTAAAAATGGCTCCATAGTTAAATGGATATAACGAATCTCTTCTAAAGATTAGTTCCTAGTTCGATTCTAGGTGGGGCTACCATTTTTTTTAAAAAAAATTTTGCCAATTTAATAATTTCCTATATCTTTGTTTAAATAAAAAACGATAAGGATATGACAACAGACATCACAACTCAAGTAAGAAACTACAACGGTAAAAATTTTTTCATCTTGAAAATGAAGGACGCAATCAGTAAATACGGTTCTTTAACAGTTAATCAAAGATCTGCGGTAGAAAGAATCTTTAACAACCCTGTTGAAGCAAAATCAGTTGAAATGACTGACGACATGAAAAAAATCGCTTCTTATGAAGGTCCTAACTCTTTTGTTATTGAACTTAAAAACAAACTTAACCAATACGGTAAACTTTCTGAAAAACAGATCTCTGCCGGATTGAATCAAATCAACAAAGAAGAAAACAAAACTGTTGTTCGCAAAGTTAACGTTCCTGCGATCGGAGATACTATCAAAGTTGGTAGAAAAATCGGTCAACAACTTAAAGAACAATATGGCCTTAATTTTAACCCTATCCTTTTGGATATCACTAAAGTTTTGTCTTTCTCGGCAAAAGCGGTTAAATTCTCAGGTAAAATGACCGTAAAACGTGGCGATGTTTGTATGTGTTGTGCAAAAACTCTTACTGACGAGTTCTCAATGTTGACTAAAATGGGTAAGACATGTGCAAAACACATGGGTGTTGAGTACATCACAGACGCAAGTCAAGCTGATAAATTCCGTGAAGAGTATCTTCGTCGTGTTGAAGAAATCGGAGAGATGGAATTTTGGGTACCTAATTCTCAGATTAAATCTTGGGAAGGTAACACTCAAGTTCTTCAAAAGATGTCACACCTTTGGTTTAAATAAAAAGATTGTGGGGTTTGTTCATTATGGGACAAGCCCCGCTCATTTGGTATAGTTTTGGGTATTTTATTTATTATTTATTAAAAAAAACATTATGGAAATCTACGTAGCATTTATAGTCCCAATCGTTATAATTGGTATTATGGTAATATCTTACTTGTCTTATAAAGGAAGATAAAAAAAGGGACCTAAGTCCCTTAATTTTTATCTATATAAATTACCGTACCTATCTTGAAGTCTTTTTGCTTCTAACCAATCTTCATTATCTATTGCTTGATTTAAAAGATCATTATATTCATTTTTAGATGGTTCATATTCTTTTTGATTATTAACCCCAAGATAATCAAGTTTTGTGTCTTCGTAAGACTGCTCAACATATGGTAAAATCTCAGACTCAAGATCATCTAACGTATCAACAAAAGTTGGTTTTAAAATGGTATTGTAATCAGGTTTTGTTTTTATAAAGCAAAGATATTTTAGATCTCCATTAGAAAAATTGCAAACACCTAAATACAAAATAACATTACCTGTGGTAAATGTCATTAATTCGCTATCCATTTCACCGTCTTTATTAATATCAATTTTTTGGGAACTACCATCAGTTGTTAGATTAACCGTAAATAAAAAATCTAAAAGTTCTTGTTTTTTACGTAAATAACTTTCATCCTTTAATTTATTTTCGGTTATTAAAGGTTTAACATCTCCTGATTTGGATTCTAATAAAGTAAAAAATCTTTTTTTATTCATTATTTAATATCTGTAGATTCTAATAGTGTGTACGAAAATTTGTTCCCCCAAATTTTTGAAGCCTTTTTACATAAAGACATAAACACATCAAAGTCTTTTACTCTTTTAAATACTTGGCAACCTTCAGACCAGTTCTCAACCCACTGAGAATCTTGACCTGCTTTGTGAATGTTAATACCAAACATACCTGTATCTGTTTTTGTTTCTTCAAAAATTAAGTCTTTGTTTGCGTCTCTCCAAACAGTTACGTTACCATTTCTTTGACAAAGCGCTTCATATTTACCTTGATGTAAATCAATTTTCCATACACCTCTGTATTGTCCCGGTACTAACCTTGCAACACCATTTTTGTTGTGGAATTGTTGAACTCCCTTTTTACCTGGATCACATGTTGCCATCCAACAATAGTATTGCCAAACACCTTTTTCATCTTTAAATGAAAGTGTAAGGTGATCATCAAACACGTTAGTTACTTTTTTTGCAACTGAAGGTGCATTGTTTCTTACTCCTACGATATTCACATCGTAACTTTTGTTTGAGGTATCTTCAAACCAAACATACCCCTTAGCCTTTACGGCCGCTTCAATTTGTTCTCTTGTATACATAATAATTAATTTTCAATATAAATATTATGAATTTTGAAAAGTAAAGAGTTTCTACATATTTATTGATATGACTAAATTATCTAAGATATCTTTAATTATATCGTTGGCCGTAATGGTCACTTTTTTTACCACACAATCTCTTTTAGTGTTCAACTTTATCAAGTACATCGATGAGATTGGTTATTTTGGTTATGCTTGTTTTTTGGCCTTTATACCATTCTTTGCGGTGGTTGTTTTAGAATACCTAAAAAAAAATAAAGAAGGAAAAAAACACTCCAACTATATTAAAAAATTAAACGAAACTTTAATATCACAATCACACAACCCTTTATTTTATGAAGGTAATACAACAGAAGGGGCAAAAGTATTAACTAAAGAGGTTACTGAATCAATAAGTGCGGATAGATGTTCAATATGGTTATATAATGAAGATAAAAGTGCAATTATATGTGAACAATTATATATAAAATATGAAGATAGTTGGTATCAAGACATAACACTATATAAAAAAGATTTCCAACCTTACTTCTTATCATTACTTATCAACCCAATTATTATTGCAAATGACGCTGAATCACATACCGCAACTTCTTGTTTTACTGAAACATATTTAAAACCACTTGGCGTAAAATCCATGTTAGATGTTCCGGTTGTTTATAGAGGAGAAACGATCGGTGTTATTTGTATTGAATCATTAACCCTTAGAGAATGGGATAAGGTTGAAGTTAATTTTGCTCAATTATTATCTTCATTATATACATTTGCATATTCAATTAAAGAAGGTAATGAAATAGATAGAAGAAATAAAGAAACGGAAAAATTTATTAATGAATCATCGATCATCTCAATTGCTGATAAATATGGTAAAATCACATACGTTAATAAAAAATTTGAGGAAGTATCGGGTTGGTCGTTAGATGAAGTTAAAGGGAAGGATCATAGCATTGTTAACTCTGGTCTACAACCTGATGGATATTGGGGTAAGATGTATGAAAAAGTAATGAAAGGTGAAATATGGAATGACGTTGTTACCAATAAAAGTAAGTTGGGTGAACTATATTATGTTGATACATACATTAGAGCAAGATTTGATAAAGATGGTAAATTAGAAGGGTTTTCATCCATCAGACAAGATGTGACAGAGCTTAAGAAAAAAGAAGTTGAGATCCGTAATAGAATGAATGCGATAAATAAATCTAATGCTGTTATTGAATTTGATTTAGAAGGTAACATTATTTTTGCTAACGATTTGTTTTTAAATACTATGGGGTATTCGTCAATTGATGAAATAGTCGGAAAACACCATAGAATATTTATAGATGACGATCATTCAAAAAGTGAAGAATATAATCTTTTTTGGAAAAAATTAAATGATGGTGTATTGTTTACTGGTGAAGTTACAAGAATTAAAAAAGATGGGTCCATTGTATATCTGCAATCGACTTATAACCCAATTGTTGGTTTAGACGGTAAAATTTATCGTATTATGAAAATAGCCACTGATATCACTAACTCTCATGAACAAAGAAAAGAGATTGAAAAGAAAAACACTTACTTAGAACATGCAGCAAAGATATTAAGACACGACATGCATTCAGGTATTAATACATATATGCCAAGAGGATTAAGTTCTTTAGAAAGAAGGTTAAGTTCTGAAGATATTACATCATTAAAAATTGAGGCACCTATTAGAATGATTAAAGAAGGTTTAAAACATTCTCAAAAAGTATATAAAGGTGTCTATGAATTTACTAATTTAGTTAAAAAAGACGTTGTTCTAAATAAAACGGAATGTAATTTAAAAACCATTCTAACTGATTATTTGTCATCAACCGCATATTTAAGTCAAGTAATTATTGAGGACTTACCAACAATAGAAGTAAACGAGGCGTTATTTTGTACTGCAGTAGATAACCTTATTAGAAATGGTTTAAAGTATAATGATTCTGACACTAAGTTTGTTAAAATTTATTCTGATGAGAATAATATATACATTCAAGATAATGGTAGAGGGATTACACAACAAGATTTTGATCACCTACGTAAACCATACATAAGAAAAGAAGGGCAAACAGAATCGGGTACTGGTTTAGGGTTAAATATTTGCGTTGCAATTTTAGAAGAACACAGGTTTAGTATAACATGTGAGAAAAATGAAATGGGAACGAAAGTAAAAATAAAAATAAAATAAAAAAAAACAAAAAATGATTGATTCAATTTTATTAGTGGATGATGAGGATTTATTCCATTTGGTATTTGAAGACGCTTGTTCGTTACTTGATATAAGTTTATCTTTAAATGCGTTAAATAGCTCTGACGAAGCGGCAAAGAAATTTGAGAAATGGTTCAAAAGTGAGGGTGATAATGATAAACCTGAATGTGTGTTTGTTGATTTAAATATCATTGGTAGTTCTTTTGATGGTATAGAATTAATTAGAAAAATTAATTTTGAATATGGTAATCACGTAGTTGTTGGGATCATATCATCATCAAATGAACCAGAAGAACAAGCAAAAGCAATCCAAGCGGGGGCTCAGTTTTGGATCATTAAATCTGATGACATCGAACCACGTTTAGAAGAATTTAGAAATGATTATGAAGGATATAAAAATAGAACTTTACCATTTAAAGTTTACAAATGATAAAAATAGATAGTAATACTAAAAAAACATTGATGGACTTATACGTTAAAAAAGGTATAGGTCTTGAAGGTAATATTACTAAACTTATTGATACTGAAGATGATGAGGACTTTAAAACGTATTTAAAAGAATGTGAAACAAAAGACGGAGACAAAAGAAAAAAACGTCTTGAGATGACAAAAAAAATACAAAAACAAAATGATGAACTCGTAACGTTAAATGAAAAAAACGAAAAAATGATGGAGGATCTTCAAAACAAAATCACAGAAATAGAAGAGTCCAAGTTAACATTTGAAGTTCAAAACAGAGAACTTAACGAATGGAAAAAAGAAAATTTAGAACTTACAGAAAAACTTCAAACAGAAATGATGAAGTCCGAAAAGGCGAGAGTTGATGCTGAAGCGGCAAAACAAAATGCAGAAAATGATTTAGATTTATTACAAAAGAAAACACAAAACGAACTCATATCCACAATAGTTAAAGTGGCTCTTTGGGTTATCATGGGTGTAGGTGTTGTTACTACTGGTGTATATGTTTTAACATTATTTGTTGGTAAGGACACCCAAGTTATTAGCGCTGCTTGGTCAAACATATTTGGTATTCTTTTAACAAACGCTTTTTCAATAGTAGGAACAATTATGGGTATAAAATACGCAACAGAAAATAAACAATAAAAACAAAAATTATGTTATTAAAAGTAGGATCTACAGGAGAAGATGTAAAAAAACTCCAAACAAAATTAGGATTAACTGCAGATGGTTCATTCGGACCAAATACAGAAAAAAAAGTTAAAGAATGGCAATCAGCAAATGGGTTAACCGCCGATGGTATTGTTGGTGACGGCACTTGGTCTAAAATGTTCGGGACAACTCAGGTAGTTAAAGAAGATGTTGTAATCACACCCGTTGCAGGACTAAACGTTGAAAAACTAAAGGGACATATTCCTGATGTTGTTATTGCACAAATTGCTGAAACTGCAAAAAAATTCAACATTACAACTAACTTGAGACTTGCTCACTTCTTATCACAATGTGGTCACGAGTCAGGAGGATTCAAGGCCGTTTCTGAAAACCTTAACTATTCTGCTGACGGATTAAAAAGAACCTTTGGAAAGTATTTCCCAGGAAACTTGGCAGAATCATATGCAAAACAACCTGAAAAGATTGCATCAAGAGTTTATGCTAACCGTATGAGTAATGGAGACGAAGCATCAAAAGAAGGTTATAAATTTAGAGGAAGAGGTTATATTCAATTAACAGGTAAAGGTAACTACACTAGTTTTACTAAATTTATTGGTGAAGATTGTGTAGCTAATCCTGATTTAGTTGCAACAAAATATCCTTTGGCCTCTGCGGCATTTTTCTTCGATTCAAATAAATTATGGTCAATATGTGATAAGGGAGCCGATGATGCAACAGTAACTGCGGTAACAAAAAGAGTAAACGGAGGAACATTAGGTTTGTCAGATAGAATAAAACATTTTAAGGAATATTATAACCTACTTAAGTGATATTTATATATAAATAAACCATAAAAAACAAATTTTATGAAATTATCTAAAGAACAAGTTATGGGTATTATCCGACACGGATTAACATTCGTTGGTGGTATACTTATAATGAAAGGGCTTGCAACCGATTCAGTTGTATCTGATATTATAGGTGCGGTTTTGACACTAACAGGTTCTATTTGGTCTATTGTTGATAAAAAATAAATTTAGTTAATAGACTTAAAAACCCTCGATTTTTCGGGGGTTTTTATTTTTATCTAATATTTATTATAAAAATTTAATTATTATGAAAAATTTAATTTCAGAATCCGAAAAAAATAAAATAAGAAAAATGAATTCAATAGAAGAAGGATGGTTCACCGATGCTATTGATGCGGTTAAAAAATCAGAAACATTTAAAACATTAAAAAATAAATTTCAAGAATTAACAGGGATTGAATTTGATGATGAAGATGATTTTGAAGTAAAAAAGGGTGATAAATCTGATGAGGTAACAAAAGATTATGAAAAATATAAAATTGAGAAACCATCGGACGATGATGAAAAATTTTATAAAAAAGTTTTAGAGAGGATTGATGCTCCTGTTACAAAAGAAAATTTGGCTTTCTTCTATGCGTGGAGACAGGCTGAAGGTGCTAAAGCAACTTACAATCCATTTAATACAACTCAAGATATGTCGGACTCAACTTTTTGGAATTGTTTAAAAAAATCTGGAGATAAATGTGTTGGTGGAGTTAGAAACTATAAAACAGAAAAAGATGGTATTGACGCAACAGTAAAAACTTTAACAAATGGTAGATATGATTGTATTGTTAATGGTTTAAAAAATAATAAAGGAGCAAAAGAAATATCAAGATGTTCTAGTTTAGATGTTTGGGGAACAAAAGATGGTGTATTAAGAGTTCTTGATCAAGGTAGATTAGATCCACCTGAAATATCAAGATCATTAGTTAAAAAAGTTTAATTATAATGGGTGAGTATGTAGGGATAATTATCGCCTTTATTACTGGAGTTATAGGTCCTATTGCGGTAATTTTTATAAAAAATAAACTAGAGAAAAAACCTAAGGCGGACATGGTTATGGACACCCTTAGAGTTAGTGAATTAGTTAATACAAAAATAGAACATATAAAAGAAGAATTTAATGCTGATAGAGTCTGGGTTACACAGTTTCATAATGGAGGAAACTTTTACCCAACAGGAAAATCAATGGCAAAATTCTCAATAATATATGAAACAGTTAACCCTGGAGTACAATCAGTACAAACCAATTTCCACAATATACCCGTTAATTTATTTTCTAAATCTATAAATGAATTATTGATTAATGATATTATAGAAATACCCGACTATAAAGATGATACGGTGGCAACATTTGGTTTAAAATATATTGCGGAAGATACTGGGTGTAAATCAGGTTATTTATTTGCAATTAAAACAATTGACGATAGATTTATTGGTACGTTAGGTTTGGATTATACAAAAAGAAAAACAAAACTTGGCATAGATTCTATAAACCATCTACAAGTTCATGCAACTTCCCTTGGTGGAGTTTTAATGACACATTTATTACAATAATTTTTTTAAATAAAAAATATTCCATATCTTTGTTGGTATGAATATTTTCTTTTTAGATTTTGATACCCAAAAGTGCGCTCAATACCATTGTGATAAACACGTTGTTAAAATGATATTAGAAACCGCGCAACTTTTATGTGGTGTACATTGGGTTAATGGTAATGAAGCACCATATAAGTTATCTCACAAAAATCATCCGTGCGCAATTTGGTGCAGGGAAAGTTTATCTAATTATTTATATCTTTGTGATCTTGGTTTAGAATTATGTAAAGAATATACATATAGATATGGTAAAAGACATAAATCTCAAGATATAATTGAATGGTGTTTAGATAACAAACCAAAAATTCACGATGTTGATTTTACTTCTCCACCTATGGCCATGGGTGATGAATATAAAATTGGTAACGATGTTATCGAATCTTATAGAAATTATTATAGAGAGGCAAAAAAATCTTTTGTTTCTTGGAAAAATAGAGATATTCCTGATTGGTTTTTTGTTGAAGTTTTTTAAACTTTCTTGACTAATAGATATATTTATTCTATGTTTGATATATAAATTAAAAAAAATGACAGAACAAGAAACACAAGTAATTGAAATTGAAATTTTTGGGTATATTAACGATAAAGGACAAAAAGTTTTTACACCAAATTTGGAATTTGCACATATAATGGCAACAAAATATGGTACTAACAACGTGTATATTGAAAAAAAATAAAAAAATTTACAAAGTACTTGACAAATAAAAATAAATGTCTTAACTTTGTAAAACAATTCGGAAATGACCGAAAACGTTCTTTGAAAATAGAATATCCATTCAGGAGTAAGAAATGAAACTGATAAAAGATATTAGGCCGTGTATGGTCTTTAAATAAACTGGGAAACCAGGATAAAGTGAACTATTCGTGTAAATAGTTTGCGGTTTAGGTAACTGAACTTAAGTACACAAGCGGGATACCGTTTAACCTTTAGTACCGAGGGCAACGCTGTAGGGAAAGTGGTTAGGTGATTGGGCGATGTGGGTCGTCTGATTGAGGTGGGAACACCAATAGGAATAACTCGTAGGAATATTGCAAAAAATAGAATTATCCAATTTTATTATTGCGTGTTCCAATATCATAGGATACTTAAAACCGAAAGGTATGTTTGTGTACAGGTGGTGCCGTTACAAACCCTAATGATTCTTTACCAAAGGAATTGTTTTGAAGTAGTCTAGAAATATGGAGATGGGGACATTTCAGAGAGTAGTTAAGTATCGACTCGTTCAAAAGATGAGTTGGCTTGGTTGACGGACCACTACTTTCACAATCCACAACACAAATACTTTATGGAAAGTAATGATTCTATTATTAACTACAGAAAGGAAAAGTGTCCGTCAGGTTTGGATGAAAGGTGACTACATAGTAATGAGCCGTTCATTGCACACAAGGATCCCAAGTCTAAGTGTAATTATCCGAAAAACCTTTAGTCCCGCAAGGACGAACTGGGGAGGCATCCTCGGAAAGAGTCAAGTAAGATGAGAGTAATTCAAACCTCAAGGAGTGGTAAACCTAAAATACCGTCACTGAGAAATACTTCTCAAAAGGAAGTGGATAAGAGTAGAATAAATAATGACTCTAAAGGTTCTCATTAAAACGTGTAATCTCAGCGTTCTTTTTAATTATACATTTTATAAGAAAAAAATTTAATAGGGACAGTTTACTGATCCCTTTTTTTTTTAATTTTTGAATTTTTTTAAAAAACCATATATTTATCATAAAAAGAAAATAAAATAACAAATAAAGAAATTTAAAATTATGAAAAGAATCGTTAGATTAACAGAATCAGATCTTACAAGAATTGTAAGACGAGTTATTAGTGAAAGAAACATACTTAGTGAAGAATATGTTTTGGCTCCAGTTCCTGGAAATTATAGTGTATCATGGATGAGAGGATTATTAGGTGTTGTAATGCCTACTTCAACACCTGACGGTGGATATCAGTATGGATTTTTTAATGATGCAAATAAAAATAAGAGATTAAAAGTTAGCGGATACATTAAAAAAGGTAAATACCCATTCAAGTTTCAAGGAGGAAAGGCTATAGTACAAACACCAGAATTTAGCTTTACTTTATCACAATTTGGACCTGATGCAATCACAAATAATGTTGATCAACTTACTCCTCAAAAAGCAGCGGCAAAAGGATATAAATATTATTTTGTGGTTGATACTGCAAGTGATGGAAGTGCGGTTTACAAATGGTCAAGTTCTTCAGGTAAGAGTTGGAATGCAAATTCCTTGACAAATACTAGAGAGATCTCTAGTGTAGCATGGGGGGCGTCAACAGCACCTTAATTATATAATATTAACACAAATAAAAAAAGGGAAAAATAAATTTCCCTTTTTTTATTTATTAAAAATTTTAATTAAGACAATTTAATATTAAATTTTAAAAAATCTATAATAACTTTTGTTATGTCTTTTTCTTTTAATACGTAATGTTCATTTTTAAACTGAACATTTTTAGTATTTGTATTTATGGTAATAACAATGTCCATGTCTGACCCAACACCCATCATATCAGTATCTTTGTATTTAACATAGTAAATTCCTGATTTTTTTGTAACGTCAACTTTTTTATTTTTTATGTTTTGTCTACCGTCAGTAAATTTAATAGACATAGTACCTTTTTCTGAATCGATTATATATGTTGTATTTGTATTTTTTTCTATTTCGTATCTTAAAGTATCACGTTTATATACAGATTGATTAACTTTAGTTACATTTAACGTAATTAATTGACTGAAAGTTGAAAACGAAATAAGAAATAAAGAAATTGTGAAGATTAAATTTTTCATGGTTTATTTTTTTATGTGATTAATAAATGATTACAATACAAAGATATGGTTTTTTTTCTTATTTACAAAATAAAAATAATATTTTTTTTATTTTTTTATCCCCACCACATGGATGGGGATTTAAATTGGTGGAGGTGGAGGGACTCGAACCCTCGTCCATAATATCCTGTCAGATAAGGACTACATGTTTAGGTTGATATTTTCTAATATCCCAAAAT